GATACCAGGTCGTCGGTCGCCACGCCACCATGTCCGCGCTCGCGATGTTGTATGTCCCCGCCGGCATGGAGTACAGTTGCCAGCTCGTCGGTTGCCACGCCACCATGTCCGCGCTCGCGATGTTGTATGTCCCCGCTGGCATGGCGTACAGTACCCAGGTCGTCGGTCGCCACGCCACCATGTCCGCAGAACGGATCGTACTTCCTGTGATGGCCGTCACGTAGAAATACGTAATCGGACTGCCGCCCAACTGCCGTGTGTCCAGGCCGCCAAGTTGCACGTCGCGCAAGTCAATCTGCGTGATGCGTCGTGCGTCCGACACGACGATGCGGTACGTCCCCGCGCCGGCGTAGGCGTGCGTCAGCGCCACCGTCGAATTGTACGGCAGCAGCGCCCGCGTGCCATCGCCCCAGTCAATCGTCACGCTCGACGCGTTGATAGTTAGGCGGTTGATTGTCACCGTCTGCGCGCCCGTCGTGGTGGCGGTGAGCGTGAGGACGCTTGGCTGGTAGTAGTACCGCCGGACGGGGTGTAACACCATCCCGATCAACAAGAACAGCGCCACGCAAGTGAGTAGTATCATGGTTCCACCCTATGAAATGTACTCATACTTCGCCGTCATATACAACGTCGTCGTACCCGGCGAGGTCGTGGATAGGTGCTTCAGGTAGGCATAGATGCTGCGCGTCCCCGCCGCCGCCTTCAACTGCCGGCCCCACGCCCCCTGCGAGAACGCATACACGCCGCCCGCGCCGGCCTGGTATTGCAGGTCGGTCGTGATGGGCATGACGCCCAGCACCTTCAGTTGGTCAGCCGCCGCCAGCGCGAACGCGCCGTTATCCGCAATGGGCGTCGCAAGGTCGGCGTTGAAGAACCACAGTTCGAAGGCGATGGCCGAGGTCATACCAATCAGCGTCAACGAGTTCAGGATGCTTTCTTTGCCGTTGTCCCGCACCGCGAGAGGGAACGTAATCAACCCGCCGACGACATCCTGCGCGGTGTACGCGCCGTTGGTCACGGTCAGCGTCGCCTGAACGCTCAGGCCGTCGCCAATGACTGATGCCGGCTGGTCGCTCGCCAACACGAAGCTCGTGCTCTCGGCGGCCGTCTTCTGGCCGAGCGAGGCGGGGAGTTGAGCGGCGGAAACGCTCTCTGCATACGTGGCAGTCCCACCGATCGCGGCTGCCTTATAAGGAATGCCCTGCTTCCATCTAATCTTGTCGGTCATCTCGATCTCCTATGGGGTTGCTGTGGGAGTGGGCGTCATGTTCCCAACTCCGAAACTAGGCCATGCCCACCACTGAGGCGTAGCGGTCATGTCTCCATCCGGCCGTCTCTGATATGTGTATTCTGGCGTGGCCCCCGGAATGTACAGCGAGTCCATGAGCACGCCGCTTCTATTGTACAGGCTGATATAAGCCGTGTTGCTAATGTCATTCCTGAAGGCGTAGTAGGGCCAAATGATTACAAAGTCGTTACCGCCCACATTGACGCCAGACGGGATGTAGTAGGTGTACGTGTGGGTGTTCGTCACGGTATCGCCCACATTGGTAAGCTTGACGTAGTACCGATAGAAACCCATCGTCCCGCCGTCTTTGTTGTAAATCTCGATCCACTGGTCGTGGGTGTCGATGGCCCCATCCCCATTCCAGTCTACCAACATCGGGAGCATCATCACTTCGTTGAGAACGAAGTTGTAGTATGGTGTCTCAGTCGGCGTACGCGTGGGACTGGGGGTGTACGTTGACGTTGGGGTGCGCGTCTGCGTTGCCGTCGATGCAGGGGGAACCGTATTCGTACTCGTGGGCGTCGCGGAACCAGTCGGCGTCTTGGTTGGCGTGATCGTCCGCGTATTCGTAGGCGTCCATGTAGGCGTCCGCGTGAACGTCGATGTATTTGTCGGCGTCGCCGTCGGTGGCGTTGGGGTAGCCGTCGGCGTCGGCGTGTTGTTGGTGAACGTGATTACGGATGTCACGTCTGATGCAAAGCAGTTGTCGCACGCCCACAGACCCAGGGTGTGTGTCAATGTGATCGGGCCGTATGGCAATGCCGGGTCAATCTCACCGATAGCATAAACCGTCTGTGTCGTCTCAGTCAGCGCCCCAGAGACCGGGAAGACATAGATAGCACCCGACTCGTATGTTGGCACTGGCGTCCCCGCCACAGGCGTCATTTGCGCTGCAAACTGACTATAGGGATATAGGTTCAGCGCGGTGTCATTCTCGGCCGAATAGGAAAGCGTGTACGTGATGTACCCCCCCGGCGCCGGCGTCCCGCCTGTGTCGGCCGTGATTGCCAGGTGGACAAGCGGGGTGGGCGTTGGCGTCAATGTGGGCGTCGAGGTGGGCGTCTCGGTCGGCGTTGGGGTCAGCGTGAATGTCGGCGTCGCGGTCGCGAGTTGCAGTACCAGATAGGGCGCAGATTTGGTCGCCCCGGCCACCGGCGTAATGGTCGCGTCTTCGACTGAGCCAAACCTGTCATCGGAATCGTTCGTGTCAGTTCGGTCGAGGATGAGGCCGTTGTTTGTGCCAGCCACCTGCGTCTGGATGGCCGGTTTCACATCCCACGTCAGCCACGTGCCGACCGTAGATGCCGAAATGGCAACCGGTGTGCCGTAGACCTCAGAAGAGGTGTCCACGTCGCGATTTAGCCCACCAGCAATCGACCACGCCGATGCCGCAGCGTAATTATTCCACGTCACATTGGCGTCGGCCGACATTGCCTGCAACACGCGTCGGATAACCGCTGTGCCCGTAATCAATACCCCGTTGTGGTAGTACTGATAGATGTATAGCGTCGCGCCGGCGATACTGGCGTTAGGATAGGCCGACAGGTTGAATTTCAGGATCGTCTCACGCTGGATAGCGCCCGACGCGACTTGCAGGGCTAGATAGCCGCTGGTCTCGTAGTTCGTAATCGGGTTGCCCGCGTCGATACGGGTATCATAGGTGTCTGTGATGCTCACCGTAACGTAGGTTGGCGTGCTCGTCGCCGCCGGCGTGTTCGTGGCTGTTGGCGTCCAGGTCGCATTCGCTACGCTCAGGTATGCGCCATACCCCGGCGTCGATTCGATGCTCCTGAAGCGATAGATCGCCGTCGGCGTCCTCTGGTCGGCGCGCACCACCAACCCATAGTTGTTGGCCGAGCCGTTCGCCCAGGTCTTCACCAAATCCGTCACGTCCCAGGAAGTCCAACTGGGGGTCGAGGAGAGCGACAGTCCGCTTTTCACTTGCGCGCAGTCGTTCACCCCCACGCACCCGGCTATGTCCCAGGCGCTGCCCGTCGCGTACTGATTCCAGGTCATCTGCGCCAGGTTGCCGGCTTTCTTGACGCGTGCAATGCTTACACCTACTGCCGGCGTCCCCGCTGGCGCCGTCGTGTTGTACATATACATATGCAAACTAGCCGAGTAGATCGTCGTGTTGGTGATGCCCGTCAGTGGGAACAGCAGCACTGGTTTGCGGTTGCGTACGCTGTCGAAGTCCACTTCCAGCAACGCGCCCTGTGGCGTCGCCGCGGCCGCCGCGTTCAGGAATGTATCCGCCGTCGCTACCACCGTGAGTATTGGGAACGTGCCTGTTGGTGCCGGCGTGTTCGTCACCGTCGGCCCGCCGCCTGTAGCCGTTGCCGTGGCTGTAGGCGTGTGCGTGCTCGTCGAGGTAGGCGTGTGCGTGTACGTTGGCCCGCCCGTTGTGACCGTGGGCGTCGGCGTCGGCGCGCGATAGGTGACAATCAGTTGCGGCCACACATGGTAATCCGCCTGCTCTTTCGTAGCCAGGTGCACCGTCTGTGAGATGGCCGAATACCCGATCAGTTCGACGCCGGCCTGTGTCGTGCTGCCATTCAGCCATGAAACGACCAGACTCGTCACATCGACCGTGTACGTGCCGGCCGCCTCGATGTTCATGGCTCCCCAGGGAATCTCGCCATAGTCGCCCCCCGCGGTGGCCCAGTAGTTTATACCATCGTACTTGTTCCACGTGACGCCCATCTCCGTCCAGGCGGGATTCGTCAGCGCGTAGATCGACACGTTGAACTGAGTGGCCGGCACGCTATTGTCGGTCGCGTAGACTTGCAGCGTGGCGTTACTGATCGACGCGTAGGCCGGGATGCCACTCAGGTCGAAATTGATGACGCCGCGCCGGATGTTGGTCTCCTCCAGCGTCATCTGCGACTGTGCGCCGCTATTGAAGTTCGGCCCCACGCCCGTGATATAGGCATCGGCACTGGCGATGATCGCCTGCTGTACCGTGCCGCCGCCCACCGGCGTCGCGCTGGGTGTCCAGGTGCGCGTTGCCGTTGGCCCACCCGATGTGGCGGTCGCCGTGCGGGTGCGCGTGGGCGTGTTCGTGTAGGTGGGTGTCGAGGTCGGCCCGCCCGGCGTATTCGTCGGCGTGCGCGTGAACGTGGGCACGGGCGTGCCAATCACCGGCGTTGGAATGGCTTTGTAGAGATTGTAGTTTGCCTGTAAGGTTGGCACAAACCACGATAGGTAAGCCTGCGCGTCCGGCTGCATGGACGATGTTACACAGGCCGCTGAGGTACGATACTGCGCAGCCTGCTGAAACTCGTAGATGTCCGGCGCGGCATTATGCCCATTCTCCCACAGAATGCGTGTCTGATCGTCATAACGGTCGAAAAGAGTGTAGTATCCCTGGCAGTTGCCACGATCATCACCCCAGCAATTCTTTTTCAACCAGAAGGCTTTCCCATACTTTGCCAGGGCGTACTGTGTGGGGCGCTCCGAGACGCCACCTCGCAAAGGGTTGGTAAAGTTGACATCAAAGCAGCCCGGATGTCCCGCAGCATTGTTCAGGCCAGACCCTACCTGCAAGATAAGTGGCGTGGCGATGAAGTGCGACCGGTATAGGTCTGTTATCTGCTTAACCTGCTCCGAGATGTAATAGCACGATTTCTCGTTCCACGCGTAGCCGTCAGTGTCTGTGTATGGCTGTGTCAGACTACCCAGTGTGACGCCCTTGCCGGAGGCGATCATAGGGCGCACGTCAGTTTTGCCCTCTTCACAACCCTCGGTCTGACACCAGTTAAGTTCACCATAGTCGCCAATGCTCAGGTGAATTGCCACAACGCCTGGGTTGTTGTCATACCGTTCTGCCATCTCCGCGATCAGTTCATCCCAATACTCCATGAACAACGGAGAGAAAATGTTCACGCGCCCGTTGGGATACGCGGAGGAACCCGTATATCCCGCTGCGTCGAATGCTTGGATTGTCCATTGAGGGATAACTTGATTGCTGTTAGGCTCGCTATGCGTAACCTGAAGAATAACCTTATTCGACGCGTTTGTTTTAGCCACCGCTGCGTCGAGGGCGTTCCAATTGTACACGCCGCGCTGTGGCTCTATTTCGCTCCAATAGACATTAGGATACCCCCAGGTCGTATTGTATAAGCCAGGCGAAAAGGCTTGACACATTCCCCAATACCCAGGGTTGCTGGGCTGTTTGAACGGCACCCGCGTCGCCGTTTGCGCCGGCAGCAACTGCGGCCCCTGAATCGTCGGCGGGATCGTCGGCTTTACGATGGGTGCCGGACGCGTCAACTGGCTGAGCAGCACGATGCCACCGGCCAGCAGCGCCAGGAAGACGATTGCAAGGACTACGCGTACGCGAGGTCGTGCCATGTTACTCCATCGCTCCATCGCGGCTTGCCCGTCTCCGGGTCTGGCCGCAAACGAAAGACATTAATTTCTGGCGTTGTCTCTCCGGGCAACCCACGATCTACGTTCCCGTCCGTGAAGACTTTCCAACAGATGTCACCGCCATAGAAGTTGAACCCATCCAGGCCGACGCCCAACATGGGGTAGGGCGTACTCGATGTGTACGGCCCGATGCGTACCTCATCGCCCCACAGGTCGAAGTCGGTATCCGCGTTACCCAGTGTCCGGCTCCCGATATTCAACCAGTATTCATTCGCCAGGGAAGACATGCTAATGCGAGAGGGAGATAGACTTATCGTCTCATCGCGGGTATACGATGCGATTTCCAAGTCGGCTGCTTCCGTGTCTGCGTTGGCCGACCGCAACAAAACGTGTCCGTAGTGCGTGTGGTACAACGCCACTTCCTGCACCGCGGCGCTCTCAAGGTATGACTGCATTCGCAACGGCGTGTAGTATTGATTCGGGGGGTCATTGTAGAGAGACGTGTAGTCTGCCTCATACGGACTCATCAGGCGTAATGCGCCCGCCCCGATGTACACGCCATCCTCGTAGTCACCGGCGGTCTTGATCGAGTATAAGTTGCCCTCATGAACGCGCCACCGCTCAACCGGATTGGAGCCAGACCACTCGCCGCCAGCAAAGTCAGCGGCAAGGCGAAAGCCGGTGGTCGTCTCGAAGTAGTCATTACTCAGAAACGCGGTGGCGAAGTCATCCAGCGCCAACCGATCAGCGGGAATACTGTCTACCTGATTACAGCGCCCGTTGACCGCCGCGTTACCCGTATCCTTGTCATACCAGATTTGCCAGTGGTCGGCCAGGCCAAGCACCCAGTAGTCCGTAGAGTATGTCGTGCGCCAGAAAGGGCGGTTTTGCTCGTCGAATGTGGCGAACCCGTCCGTATCACCATCGCCAAACTCGACGTGCCGCTGAAGCAGTTGCCCAAACACGCCCCCGCCACTCTCGACTGAGCCAATATCCTTAGAAATCTCAGACAGTTCGGAGATGTTCGTATGCTTGGCGCGCCATCTCGGATGCCCCCCAGAGAGGGCATCGGCGAAGTATTGCTCTAGGGTTGCAAGGCGCTGTTCTACGGTTGGCATTTATATCACAAAAAGTAGCCGACAACATAGATGTAGACAGTCAGCCCACCAAGCACGCCAGAGCCGGCAATGCTATAGTACGATGTTCCAGCGGCAGAGATCGGAACAACTCCGCGGTGCTCGACGTAATTCCCCCAACCGGGTTCTGGATACGCCTGCGCGGGGCCATAGACATTGAATGTCCAGATAGAGCCAGTAGACTTCGCCTTCATGCGAAAGAGAGCAGACTGACTACGCGTGCTCTGGTTCCCGTCCTGGATGATTACACACAGATCAACCGCGCGCGCAATCGCCGGAACGCTGAAAGTAGAGTTCCAGTTGATAGTTCCAGCGCCGTCCGCTGCCTCCATAGGTGCCCAAGTCGCTGCCCACCGCGGGTCAAAGTCCCCATCTCCATCCACATCACAGCGTACATACCCATCAATGGCCGTAGTGCCCTTGATGAAATCATCATCCGTGCCCAGGGTAATGTCTCCCGCGCACACGATAGACGTGGGCGTGATCGCGCCGTGGGTGCCGTCAGCGTCATGCTCTACTGCCAGGGCGGTATCAATCTCCTGAATGCAGGCATTCATCTGCGTGGCCCAGCCCGGCCCGTCGTCGTTTACAGAGGGACGAGTAAAAGCGAAGGTCGTCGTATCCGTGGACATAAATATTCTCTCCTAATCTATTTGAGTTCCCCTAAATATTGCTCACACCAGCGATCAAAGAGTTCCTTGTCATAGCATTCCCAGTCCCAAATGCGCAGCACGGTGTATCCCATACTCTCAAGGGTTAGCCTTTGATGCGCGTCGCGCGCTTCGGCATCTATTCCGGTATGCCAAAGTACGCCGTCAATCTGTATGATGATCTTGTAGAATGGAAGGATGAAGTCAGCGACGATGCCACCAAGCTGCTGTCGGCCTCCAAGCATCGAACTCTGGAAGGACATATCGAGTCTTCTGCGTTCTAGTTCCTTGTACATGATGCGTTCTGGCAGAGAGCCGTAGATGCCCTGAACCGCACGCTGTTCTTGCTCGGACTCCCCGATGATGGGACGGTATACATCAGGCCCGCCCTTCCTGTAGATGGGGCCGTGTTTCGTCCTCATCGCGGGGAGTTTGAGATAGTCTGCTTTGGGGAAACTCAGGGGCTTCCATTTAGTAGGGAAGCGCGACTTCTTCCTAAGTGTCATCTTCGTCTTCGCTCTCGGCACTGGCGAAGGTGGCCCGGATGATACCCTCAATTTCTTTGGGCATGGAAGAGGAATCAGGAGCCATAGAACGCGGGAGCCACTCGACCGCTGTGCAATAGCAACTGCGCTCGATTCCCCAACGGTCTTCAAGCGTAACAGGAGACTTGTGATTGCGCGCCCGCTTGAGGAACGTGTAGAATTGATAGGACGTATGCTGGTCAAGGCGCTGGTCTAACGTCTTAATCAAGTCTGCCGATATGATGTCCAGCGTGTGCGAGTAGATCGTATCTGGACGTGGCATGTATTGCAGGATGATGGCTTCCAAGACGGGAGATACATCCTGGTTGTCTGTCTGGAAGTTCAGTCGGAATGAAATGGCCTTGCCCGTAACGTTCGCTGGGAATGAAATCACGAAGGGAGCGGCATCAGAATACACATCGGCCGTTCCGAGGGCAATCCACCCTCCCCCATCCACTGAATAGTACACATCGACGGTCGCGTGCGGAGAAGTCGTACCCTTAATTGCTAGTGACGAGAAATGCTTGGTAATGGTAGCCAGTCCGGCGTCGAAACGAGACGTGTATAGATAATGAGGGGTATCACCATTCTGCGGTGGGGTATCGGTTGTTTCGTAGAGTTCGTAAGGAAGGTAACTGGTGGTTCTGAGGGGGATGTAGTAGGTTTTGTCGTCGGTTCCGCCGTATCCATATTTGCCCCACCCGTAGGGTTGTGCGCCATAATTATCCAGCCCAGACGCGAGATTAACTGAAATCCACAGCTTGTCATTGACCGGCGTGTAGTTCATGCCCGTCACGGTATCGCCAGAATCGCATATCTCTACGAGCTTGTGCCAGGCAACCCCATCGTAGCACAGCAAGACCTCTTTGGAATTGCCGCCGCCATAGGTGCCCACGCCATAGGGCAATGCACCATAAGCAGAACTGCTTCTACTTTCGTCTGCCACTACATAGAGATATGGGCCAACCGGAGTCAGGAATCGGAAGTTACCATGTCTTTCGTAAGGGAATGAATTGCCGTATGTGGACGGCGTGATGTTCTGCACTGAACTTCCCACGCGCTTGTACAACTCATTCTTGAGCGTGTAGATCAGGGCGTCTTGCCAAACGCACATGCTCTTGAAATTACGCGGGTGCCGTTCACTTTCCTTATTGACGGCTTGATACGAAAGGCTCGCCGTATCGTCGTTCGGCATGTACCACAGGCCATCTTCGCGCGCAACCCACGTCGCATTGTTCCACGGGATGATACCCTGGATGGGTATATTACCTGGCCCCACGCGAATCGCGTCAGGGTCGCCCGTATCGGGATCGCCCCCCTCCATTTCGGTGGCAGGAGTAGCGGAGTAATGCACGTATGGGAGCACATCATCCGTGAACCAGATGAAACCGCCCGATCTACAGCCCCATTCCAGGTCATTGGCGTTGTCTTGCACGAAATCGTGCCACGTACCGTCATACCACTGGGCACGCCCGTCATCGAAGGACACATAGAGAAACGTGCCATCTTCTACGCCGTCTCTACAAATGCCCGTGTCCATTCCGGTGCTGAGCCATTTGAGATTGGTCGTATCCCACTTGTACACTCCATAGACGGTGAGCATGTATACGTCATCGCCGTACTCAATGAACTTGACCGCCTTGTAATTGGTAAGCCCCGTGTCCATCGCAGAGGCATCTACCATCTTGGTCATCATCATTACCGCGTGGGGCATACGCGTGTCGATATACTGCCCGGAGAAGGAGTACCCGGTGGGATCGGACAAGTCCTTGAACCCATAGCCATGCGAGAAGTCGTCTTGCGCCAGCGTCTGATACAGCGTCTGGTCAGACCACTTCATATTGCCAGCCGCGAGTTTGGCAGAGAAGGAGCTGATGTCTTTCTCGCTAAAGTTTCTGACCATGAGGCCGTAGGTGGTAGTCCCGACAGTCAGGGTAACATGGTGCGTATCTTGGGCAGTAGGCATGAGCTATCTCACCACGGGTTTAGAACATCGCCAGTTAGCGTTGTGGCACCAGACGGGCCACTCGGAACCTCGCACTCAACCCTGATGCTGTTGGCGGGGAAGAGCAGGGCGTGTTTCTTCATGAAGTCGTCCGCAAGCCCCTGGTATAGCGGGATCAGCGACTTGTCCACGTCAACTTCATTCCCAGGGGCATACTGCATTCGCATCATCTCCAAGAACGTTGCGGCCTGATAGGTGAGCCACTCGATAGGCACATCGGTCGTAGCCGAGTCAGTGGTCATCACGGCGGGTTCGGCCAGATAGTGGAAGCGCAGGAACATCCCATCCGTGTAACTGGTCGTCAGATACAGCAAACCCGGAGCGTCCCGCGTGTCAGTCCGAAAAGCATGGATGGCACGGTAATCGCTTACCCGGTTGTCGGGATTCTTAATCATGTACTCGGAAGTTGAGTCGGGCGCGGTTGTCCACTCGTGGTCATCTAGTATGAGATTGCCGGTAAGCGTTGTGGCCGTATTGGACGCAACCACCATGTACTGACCGGCACCAGTCCCGTCGTAGATGACTACGTTCCATCCGGCATACTCATCGGTAGTCCATGACTTCGACGTGTCTATCAGCGTGCCGGTCAACGCACCCGCCGCCCCGCCCGTAGCCGTCCCAGTAACGTATTCATCGCAAACCTCTACCCACACGTCAAGTAGCCTGGTCATCGTGGGCAGGTCGTATTCCAGTTTCTCGGTACAGATTACCGCGACATCGCCCGCGCCGCTGACGCTCTCCGTGAACCACGCCGGGTACGCCGTGCGGATTGCCATGTCAATCGCGCGGTGGTAGTCCGATGGACTCCACTTGCTGAATAGCTCATAGGCAGTTCCATTTGGCACGAGCGTGGGGGATGTAGTATCTACGGTAAACTCATCGGGGGTGTAATCGCGAATCTGGCGTTCTATATTGTAGACCCACAGCCACGCGCCGTTAAACGCGTCGATTTCTTCTGTACGCGCGGTGTCCCCAATCAACGTGTAGCTGGCGGAAGTAACCGTCCCCCTGCGGTTATCTTTCATCATGTCGGCAAGCTGCTGCCTGACCTCGGCGCGCGTATGGCTCATATTACATCCTTGATAACTGCATTAAGTGCATTGAACGTTTCGTCTCTCGTGCGGTCATTGGAAACCTGCATGGCGCGCGCCGTCATCTCCCTCGCGCGCATCTTAAGCTTGTTGTCCGCCATAATTAGTTCATAGAACGGAACAGGAATCATGGCCGTCTCACCGGCGGGAATGTAGATACTACACCCATTTAACGCCTTGCTAATCGGCTTATCCCCCGCCGTATACGGGACTTTGGGAGCGTTCTTGATAGCGTTCACGGCCTCTTGTTGCTTGGCGGCGCCGTACTGCTCCATAGCCTTTTTGCGCTCAGCCTCTTGTTCGGGAGTAAGCGGCGCGGATTTCTCCGCTTTCATCGTCTCGATCTGCGCGGCCTGTTGTCTCACGATAGCCGCAAGCTGCGCCAGTTCTTCACGCCATGCCTGTTCGCCAGACTCGGCGTGCCGCGCCTTGTGAATCTTCATCCCCGCTTCAGTTTTGAACTCGCGTCCGCAAATGTCACACTTGCTCATTGTGCTATTTCTTCCTCGCACTTTCTGATAGTCTTAACGGGCATTTCTTCTGGAAGCATGTGGCCCCTATAGGCCGGCGAGCTTCCCGCGCCCTCAAGGATTTTGTCATAGTGCCGCATCAGGGCCTCGCGTTCTGTCCTGGGCCTCTGCCCATACTTCACATGGAAGATGTGGGTGTTTAGCTCTACATCATTCCCCTGAAACGATGGGGACGTGTGGATCACCGGGTAGTGCCTGATTGTCCCGCGCCTGAAAAGTCTCGGTTGCAGGTCTGGGTAGAGCCTGTCGAAGTAGTAATCTTCCTTGCGCCCCGCCAGGTTGTAACGCGGCAGCCAACACAGGTTTTCAGGCTTGGCAAGGATAGAGTCGCGTTGCTCGACGAAGCGCGTCCCTAGGAGTTCATCAGCATCAAGTCTGATGACCCACTCCGTATCGGGTACGGCATACACATCATTGAGGATGGGTTCGATATATCCCGGCACGTCAATCGTCTCAAGGTGGTCAACCAACGGCCTGCATACATCCAGCGTGTTGTCGCTGGATGCTTGATCTATAAACGCCATCACAACATCCGCGTAAAGCCTTGACTGTCTCAAAAGACGCTCGATGTATTTACCAGCATCTTTGGCGATGACTACAAGTGTGAGCATCAGTACTGTGCCTTGCAGCGCGCACAGAGAGGAATGTCTTTCTTCATACCATGCAGATGCTTAAAGCGAAACTGAGTGTAACGCCTGCCATTCCACACGGCCTCAACACCCTTCTCAAAGACATTGCCCAGTGGCACTTCCGCATTCCAGTCCATACAACAAGCCACGCTTTCGCCATTGGTTAGCACGATCATGGCGGTAAATGGTTGAGCGCAGGGTTTGTCCGATGACCTATCCTGATAAGCGGGAACCTCATTGCGCCCCTCGCAGGGATGGTATGAGATGGTATTGGCTCCCGTCCACGTATTCTCCATCATGCCAATCTCATGTTCATTGTCTGGCATGATTGTCATGTGAATGCGTGCCCAACACTTGTCCTTGTGATCGAGGAAGTATCTGACATTTTCCCTGACGGTATCCCAACTTAACCCAACCCGGATCTTCTCATACGTCTCTTTGGTCGCCGCGTCAATGGAAAGGGCAATGGCATCTAGTCCGGCCTTCACAAGCCCATCAGAACGTTCCGGCGTCAGCAGGGAGGCGTTAGTGAAGAAGAAAGACCTTCCACCCCTATCGTGGATGTAGGCGACTTTCTCCTCAAGCTGTTTGTCTAGCAGCGGTTCCCCGTATTGACACAAAGAGAACATCTTGGCGCCAAGCCCGATGCCCTCGTCTATGATGGCCTTGAACTTGTCGTGTGGCATGAAGGGATCGCGATGTATTTGATTGATAGGGCACATGACACATCGCGAGTTACACAGACTGGTGATCTCAAGATTGATGGACGCTAGTTGCATGGGATTTTCCTAAGATGAAACTGAAGCGTACCAGCATCAGGCATCTCAATCTTGAGAATCTTGAACTTGCAAGCAGAGTAGTGTGGGAGTAGTCCGCCGATGACTGTAGAGGGATCGAAGTAGTCGAATGACCGGTCGGTAAAAAACATCTGGTGGGTCGGATCAGTGAAAGCATTGTAGTTGGCCGCGTTGGGAACCTGGCAATGGAACTCGCCATTGGGTTTCAGCATACGCCAGACCTCTTCCATAATCTCAACGAACGTTCCGCCGGCGAGGTGCTCGATGCCATCACGCATGATAACGTGGTCGCACCAGCCGTCACCCCACGGCCACGGTTTCTCGTTCAAGTCGTAGCACACGAATTCATTGTCCCCGACCTTATCGGGAAACTTGCGGGCAATGTCTACCTTGTCAACGTTGACAAAATCAGGGAGCAGTTTGATGCCACAGCAGAGGTTTAATCCTGTCATGCGAGATACCTGTCTACATCGGCTTCCGAGTTGATACGCTCTTCCAGCATGGCAAGCGTTGGAAGCCAATGCTCCCGCACCACCTTATCGGCATCGAATCTCTCGGCGCTCCGCCGGGCTTTAAGGCGCATACAGGCCCATTCGTCGGGGTCTTTGCTATAGGTCTCCCACAACTTATAGATGGCCGCGGCAATGTCTTCGTCCTTCACAACGGCCTGATACGAACCATCCTCGCGGCAGATGTTCATGGCTACGGGATCAATCCCAATGCCATACGCGACTTCTGGCATAGACGTGAAGTTGGTATAGACGGCCGGGCATCCACAGGCATTGCCCTCAGTTAGTGGAAGTCCCCATCCTTCACCAGCAGAGGGGAGAGCGATAACGTCAAAACTGTTATAGAGCGCCGCCATTTCAGACGACTTCAGGCCGATGTTGTATCTGTCCTCTGGCGTAACCGACGAAATATCTACGATGTTCTGTTGCTTCAACAGATGCCGAACGTTCACCCCAAATGAGCTATTGAGGTAGCCGTGGAACATGAAACGCAGTTCGGGAATCTCTTTCTTCAACATGCCGATGGCCCGGATGACGCGATGGGTGTTCTTGCGCGTGTCCTGGTTCATCGCCACCATGCCGACCACAAAGGCATCGCGGTCGCCATAGAACTTGCGCTTCATTCCCGTATGCGTGATAACCTGTCCACTTTCATCCTCAAGGCCATCCAGGATACGGTAGTTGTTGGTGTCCACACACAACGGAACTACAGTTTGATTCTCGTACCCACCCTCTTTGAGAACACTCGCGGCGTCTTGGCACCAGGGAAGAACCCAGTAGGCAGACTTGAGGCGCTGCTTGATGATGACAGACAGCGGATGCCGATCAATGGGGAGCCAGGGAACCCAACGCTTCGCAGCATAGCCAAAGTCATCAGGATAGGCCCAGGCGTCCCAGTGCGAAATCACGAGGTCAAGGTTAAACTCTTTGACGTAGTGTTCAATCAGGTCACGGCAAGTAATGTCGGCGTCCGAGCGCGGCACCATTGGCATTCCACACCACTCACCGCGTCCGCCGAACAAGCCGTAGTTGCAAATAATGACAATATCATGACCCGCCACTTTCAGGCGGGGAGTCACAAGGGCCGTCTCTGTTGCATAGCCAGACGTGCCGAAAGGAGCGTTCGACAAAAATCCGATCCTAAGCATTGTGGTTGTTCCCTTTCTTTGCCGCGTGTTCACGTATTTTAGTCGTGTAGGGTTAACTCGCTTCCCCCACACAAGCCCACTATGGCGAGAAGGGCAACGGCCTATGCAGCCACAGGATACCAGACAACAACGGCCTGAGAGTCCGCAATTGCCGTTCCACCGGCCACAGTGGCCTTAGCAAGCGTAAGAACATCGCCTGCCGCCAGGGTTCCACCAGTCACAGAGCCAAGCGTCTTGGCCTGATGCGCCAGCCACGTTCCGGCCGTGCCGGAGTTCGCAGTGCAGAGGGTGCCACCGAGGACGCCCGCCGTGTACTTCTTCAAGTACAGAGTATTGTAGTCGGTGCCATTGCCCACCACATTCGCGGCCGTGATCGCGTAGGCCGCGGCCACAACGCAGGCAACGGGCGCATAGAACACCGGGAGTTCAGTATCGCCAGCCGTGCTCGACGCAAGCCACTTGCTCGTATTTGCGTGCGTCTTGGTTGCCGAACTCAGATACGCGCTCGTGATGTCTCCGGCCAGCTTAGTAGCAGCGATGCTACCGGCCAACTGCGCGTTAGTGATGGTGCCACTAAGCGATGAGGTCAGGATAGCAGTCCCATCGACCGTACCCGTATGGGTGTGCCCTAGAGCAAAAGCCCGTAGCCCAACGAGGAGATTGTAGAGGGAATTGCGAGTGTTACCAATCCCCAACCCCTGCTTCATTCCCGTTACGATACTCGTAAGGGTCGTAGTAATAGCCATGATTTTCCTCCGGGGGCGCTATTCACGCCCCCTCATTCCTAGAGCGTGTAGTTGATGTACAGCAGCATGTCAGGAACCGCAGTCCCCGACGCGCCAGTGCCGCGGTAGAAGTCCAGGAAATACCCGGCCGTCACCGTGCCACTCGTGGCCGAACCCAACGATTGCGCGACCATCGCGGTCATCGTACCCGCCGTACCACTCCACGAGAACGGCGTGCCCTGCACCGTGCCGCCAGTGTCGTAGTAGCGAATCGAGTAGGTGTTGAAGTCCGTACCATCGCCAACCACAGCCGCAGCCGGCACGAGATACGCAGCAGTCAAGACCATCGTCGCCGGGGCCTTGAACAACGGGATCGTATCAACGCCCGCGCTCGCGCTCGGAATCGAGAACTGAAGACGCGCCGTGTTCAGCGTGATCGTCTCTCCGCCAGCCTCAAGTTCCTCGACCACAAGGTTCAGGAGTTCATCGGGAACCTGGTGGGTCGTGCCAGTCAGTTGCAGGCCATACCGCTCGTACTGGATCGAGCCGCCCGTAGTGAAAGTAGCCATTGTCTTATATCTCCTTATTCGACGCTCGACGCCGACATGAGTCGGATGTAGAAGTTATCATCCAAGACCTTAGCTACAAACGTCGTAATCCACAATTTGTTGCTTCTACGATTTGACAAACATTCCAATTTATGCTATCATGGTGATCGTAGCGGCCAGGTCATTTCTGCCTAGCTCTGCATGTCGCCATGCAGTTCAGACTGTACCTTGACACTTGCGTGTCCCATCCGTCCAGTCGTTACACACGCCCGGAATAGGACTAAGCGTCCCATTCCTGCTTGGCTCGGTATTGTCTCATTGCGAGAGTTTCACCGACTTTGGATGATTTATCCTGGGCTAGAAATCTTCCACCCAGCGTCTCAAACTGGTTCAACGGCCCGCCGATCTCTTCGCGAGTGTGATGAATCAAACTCACGGGCATGACTTTCTTGCCAGTAAGCGGCTCATCAATCGTCTCAGGAACCTTGCCGGCCATCATCGAGGCCATACCGCCCGTGCCAAACGCGTCGCGCGCCAGCAACAGGTTGTAGTACACATACCGCGAGCCGTAACCAGTAGCCGCGCGGTAGGCGTTGGAACTCTGGAACACGTCCACATCCAGGAACGAGCCGATCTTACCAGTCCACAGGCCATTCCGCTCCTCGGTAGGAGCGTGGATGAACATGGGCTGAAGCACGCTATCCTGGAACAGGTCGTAGACCACGTTCGGATGGCAGATCAACTTGTACTTGCCATCCTCAAACGGACGCGCATCGTTCTTCTTCAGGGTCGTCAGTGCCAACAGGATTTCGTTGAACGTCAGCACGTCGGTGCTCTCAAGCGTGCCAACCGCGGTGTTGTTAGCGCCATCGATGTACTGCGCCGTGCCGTTGGCAATCAACTGCGCGCGGGTCAGCAGGTCGATGACCATGCCAGCCTGGTAGCCCAACTGATCGCTGAAGGCGGCCAGAATCGGGTCGATACTCGCCGTAGTAACCAGATCGGAGAACTTCATGTACGCGCCGTACTGGTCAACGGTCGCCGTCACATGGCTGACAGTCCCCTCGGTCGGCGGGGGCGGAACAGCTTCGGTGAGAGGAACAAGCGCTTGGGTCGTAGACAGGACTGGGATTTTCAATCTGTTACTTGTGAACTTGACAAATGTCAAGCGGGTGAGTAATTTCTTCTCACCTCTCCACCTTCGCTTGAGCATTATACGTGGAGTTCAGAGCACGTTATCACCCCTATGGGGCGCTCTCTATATGCTCGTTACGCACGCCTGGCCTTTCGGCCTGCTTGGTTCGGCGTTGTCCTTGCCAGGAGTTTCACCGAGTTAGGAGAGTTTTCAATCCGATATTTCTATCGGATGGCGCTACTGGAAACGCCAGTCAACAGTCATTCCTTGCTTGTTCGGGATGCTAATGCCACGGTGCTTCTGACCGAAGGCCGCATGAACCAGGTTCGGCAGGGCGGTTATCAGAAGCTCAGTCTCGTAATACGTACGCTGCTCATAAGTAAGACCAGCATACGTGGTCGCGGTAGCCATTTCCTTTGTCTCCTAGAGATCGGATTGGCTGTACCCGCTCCTTTTGCCTTTTTCAAGGATTCTGCTCACAGTAGCAAGATCGCCTTTGGCCTGTGCCTCAAGAAGCTCTTTCAGCACGCCGCCAGACCTCCCGCTCGGAACAGTAGAGGTAACTTTGGGTACAGCCGGTGGGGCAGCAAAGGCTTTTTCTCTCAGTTGTCCGACAAACCACGTCTCAAACTTCCGCAGGTTATCGGGAGTATCCGCATACTGCTCGATCTTATCACGTGGAATGCCGAGTCGGGTAGCAACATCATCAATCGCGTTTTCACGGTTCTGCCGTGCCACCCTATCGGACTCAACTTCGCGCAGCCTTTGCTCCAATTCTTGATTCTTCGCATCTCGCTGTTGAATAGCGAGTTGCGTGTCGTATTGGCGCCTCTGCTCTGCGTCCATGCCAGTAGTCTTCTCTTTGTACAACTCTGCGTCGCGCGCTTCAATCTCTTTTCTGGCCGCTTCGAGTTGACTGAGATAGTACTGTTGCTGTTCGTACTGCTGGCGCTGTAGACTAGACTTCAGAGCGTCAATGTCGGTCACGGGAACCATTGGAACGTCGGCTGGCTTCTGTTCGGGCGTCGCGGCTGCAACCCCGGTCGTCTGCTGTTCCTGCTGAACGTTGCCAGTAACTTCCTCTGCCATTCTGTTTCTCCTATTCCTTCACTTTCAGTGTTTCTCGTACTTCAATCAGCCCTGAGAACCGATAGTTCTCAATCCTGAACGCCACATTCCCCCATCCAACGCCAGAGCGAAATGCGACAATATCACCAATCTGCCGCCACTGCTCATCCAGGGGAATCTCTTTCTCATCCATGTGACTCCTCCATTATTTATTACGATTCACAACGGCCGGATTTTCTGCTTTCCACGCCCGCTGCCATGTCCAGTATGCCTTAAGTTCGGGATGACTCACCACATAAGCATCCCTCTTAGCCTTGTTGGCTTCGGGAATCTTATAGTATTCACTTTGCTTATCGTAGATGTCTCGACCGAACTTGAGTTTCGCTTCCTGGATGTGCTTATCGTATGCCTCTTGATATGCGTCGTATGTGTCCAGACTTCGTTTGGCCTGCACAATATCGGGGCGCATAAGCTCGAACTTGTCCTTTAGCTCCCAGTACATTTCAATCTCTGGGTGCTTCTTCAAAACAGCATCCGCAGCAATATCCCCCAGCATGTCGCGCGTTCGGTAGTACTCATCACGCGACTTCCACAAGTCGCCGGGGAGTTGACTCACCACCTTGTCGAACTCATATACCGCTTCTTGCTGATTAGGAGTAAGCCTACTGTCTGGTTCATTCACCAGTCGGGCGATTTCAGGGTGCTTGCCGTAGAAAGAACCCTGCTCTAGCTGGTACTTCTTCATGGTCGCATCGGGGGGAAGGCCAAAGCGCGTGCGATCATAAATGCGCGTGCCCATATCCTCCCCATACTTCTTCGCCATGTACTTCTTAAACTCGTCGTAGAGAGTTGACTGTTCTGGCGTCGCGCCGGTAAGGGGTTGGGCTTTCTCATGTGGGGGCTGTCCAACGAAGGGAACTGGCTTCTCACCGGATACTGGTTGTGGGATGTCAAACAACTTGATGCCAGCGGCCTCGGCCAGTCTTGCCACATCCTCATAGGACTGTTGCTTAGTTCTAAGCCGCTCCATTTCTTCTGGGTACTGCTTCCACAACTGAGAGCGTGTGAGTTCTGGCAAATCCCATATCTTCTGACTTGCAGAACCCTTCCAGCGTTCTCCGGGAAGTTGGAACAGTTGCTGATTGATGCGATACTCAGGGTGATCGTCGTACCACTTGGAGATAGCGGCCTGATCTTCTGGCTTATATTGCGCGAACGGAACGTCCCCGGCGTTTTTCTTAGCGGCCTCATAAAGAGCGCCAAGCCCACCTGAAAGCGCGCGCGAGTTCTTTTCGCCAGCAGGATAGAGGCTCATCTGGTATGCGCCAGAAAGTTCTTCCTGTCCCGCTCTCTGAACCGCCAAGTCCCACGCGCGTCCATTATGTTCATTAAGCGCCCGCTCCGCCTCTTCTGGCGTAAGTGTGCCATCATTCGCCATATTGCGAACCATACGTTCTACGCGGTAGGTATCGAACTGGCCCTTGACCGGAAAGACTTGCTGCATCCAATCCGGCATCTTAGAGCGAACCGCTCCTTCAATGTCAATCGGATGACCGAGCGCAGTAGAAACCTGCCTGATAAGTCTTCCACCAGACCACAACTTATCAACGGGACTTCCACCGAGAAGCGCCATGCCCGCAGAAAAGACAGGACTCATAGATGACATGATTGCCAGAGAATCACCGACCTCCTCATTAGGAGCGATGTCTAGGGCCTTCTGTAGTTCGTCAATCTTTTCAGGATTCTCGCCCTTTGCGATTGCTTCGTCCAGGTTCTTTTGCGCCTGTTCTCTCTGGGAACCATACTCGATGTTTTGGAGGGGAACCAGCCACGCGGAGAACGGAAGGCCAACCAGCTTCATCAGATCAACACTTACGTCTCCCGCCCAATCTGGTAGGAAGGGGAGCCAGTGCCCCAGGTTGGTCTTGCCCTTCAATCGGGAAGGATAACCAGGATCATCATTCACGGCACGAATAGCACGTTGCGCCTGCACGATGTATTGCAGGTAGTTGGGTTTGGAGATAAACTTCCTGGCCCAGTTCGCCATTGAGGTCGTGTACCAGAACTCATAGGGGTAGACATACGAGAGAACATCGTTGAAGCCGTGCCGCCTTGTATAATCCAAGAGGGCCTGGTTGCCCCAGAACTCAGCAAGTTTCGTGGCCCCGATCTTGATGTCGAACATGGCGGGAGAGGCTTCGTTCTTGATCCAGTCCAACAGAAGATTCATCTGGTCTGGCTGAAGCCCGTTGAACTTGTACTGGCCCTGTACCATTGCCTGTTCGAGTACGCGGTTGAGCGTTTCCATGTTGTTGCGCTCGATAGAGGCGCGGTCAATTGTAGGGAGCGTGAAATCCATTGTAATGGGACGCGTCGGGGGAGCCGCCGCTGGCCCATAGAACACCGCCCTTTTACCATCGGCCTCTGCGGGGCCAACGATCCCATTGTTCTCTAGGCGCTTCATAACGCGGTTGATGTCACTAGCGCCAACACCCAACTCGCGCTGAAGATCACTTGCGCCGACCTCTTTCATGCCACGAACCAAAGATTCAGCGCGGGTATAGAGGTCATCGGCTTGGGGAGTCACTTGCCCCATAAGAGACGCCGCATTTTTAGGCGCCACGGAAGAGTTGGCGATGCTTGCCTCTGACGGCAATACGCCAGATTCGCCCAACTGCGCCAATACTTTCTTGTTGGGCTTATTGACCTCTCCGATCATCTTCTCAATCTTGGCGATGGTTTTGGGGTCGTTCATGTCGAAGTTAGGGTTCTTCAGTCGCTTGCCCAACACAGAACGCGTGACGATCCCATCGGGGTCTTTACGAAGCCGCGCAAGTTCAGAGAACGCATCTTGCGCTGAACGTGCGGGGGGCGTGAAGGCTGTGCCGGAGTTGACGAATCCGCCCAGTGCCCTTGTCTTGTCTCTAAGCGCCTGCTCCCATAGATCACTACGAAACTTGTTGAACTTTGTATATGCAATGGTACGCTGCTGGTTGAGGTCGGGAACCTTGTCTTTCATGAGTTTCTTGATTGTGTTCACAAGGTCTAGTTTGGCTTGCCAGTCAGCGGCAGCGGCCTTTTGTGTAATAGCGTTGATCTGTTTAGCAAGTTCTGCGGCCGCGGGGCTTTTACCGTACATGGCTTCTGCAAGAGTAGTATTCGCACGTCCTATCTCGCCATAGTACAGTTTATTGTAGTCGTCCCATGTCTTGACGTTGAAAAGTAGGTCTTCAGCGGGTTCCGTGGCTACTTCCTTCGCCATAGAGCCGCCACGCCTAACAGCGTGGTTCGCGTCAAGTAGCATCTTGCGGTTGGGAACCGTGAGTTTCGCAACTTCAGGGTCTACGCCATTCTTGATAAGGTGGTCTACGATAAGCGCGTCGCGCTTCACTACATCGTCAAAGATAAGAGACGAGTAGTTGGACGTAAGTCTTGCATCGAGAGCGGGCCATGCGTCATAAAGACCGGCCTGGAAAAGCTCATCCTTTAGCTTATCGGCGTCGTCAAAGAAGTTGCGGAATCCACGGTCGATGTCGTGCAAAAGCCCCCACACGCCAGAGAAACCAGCTTCCTTGCCGTACTTCGCGTCATTCAGCACCATCTCGTCGCGCTTGATGATGTCCCTGAAAAGGTTGGCGTGCGTTTCACTGGTTTTCAGTGCGGCATCGGTTCTAAACTTCTCGATGCCCCTTGCAATGTCTCCGGCCTCGTCAATGTACTTGTCGATGATCGTCTGCGCGCCCTGGATGAACTCGGCGTCTCCCTGCGAAAGCCCATCTATCGAGAGGCGTATCTTTCCAGGCTTCATAATCTTATCTACGAACTCATCCATGCTCCAAGAGGTATTCCAGGCGTTCTTGAGCGCCTTGATACCATCTGGGCCGATAACCCTGGCGAGGTCATCACTGATTGCGGGCATAGACTCTTGAAGAAGCCAATGCATAGCCCTGGAAAGTCCAGCGGAAGTAGCAGCCTTGCGCGCAATCCCCTCTACTGATTCGGCCGCACGAGAAATACGCAAGTTCCCTGGACGCTCTGTGAGCTTGCTGGTTAGGCGCTCTGCCTTAGAAAGGAATCCGCTTGTCTTCGGATTCTTAGCAGTTCCCTTCTGCATACCCGCTTCGATGACTTTGCCGACGCCCTTCGTTTTTCCGCCGTGAACGGCAAGGGCTTGCTCTGCGATGGCGGGTTTCCACCCGAATCGCTTGAAAGCTGTTTCTGGATCGTTAAGCCATCCGGTAAGTCCTGTGGCGGGAAACATGACAACATCGTTCATTGTGTTGCTATAGACATACATGGGGCTATCCGAAAGAAACAGGGCGTTCGATACGTTCTTGGAAATGTTACGCATCTGGGCAAGCGAAGATGGCGTCTTCACCCCATAGAGTTTTGCGCCCTCTTCCGACATGGCCCCGCCCATCTTTAGGACAAGGTTAGCCCCAAAGTGCTCGTCGTTGAACGGAATGTCCTTGACCTTCTGGAATGCCTTGAACAGTTCAGGCGTGGGCCACTTGGTAACATCATTCCGATTCGCTTCAATGAACTTCGCCAGAGAAGCCTCATCGACCGCGCCAATGCCACGTTTGATTTCTTCCCAAATGGGTTTGGCGGCGCTGTACAACTTGAACTCATTGTCCGGGAGTTGGGCGGCAGTTTGCATCATAATGTGAGCGCGCTGGCCCGCGAGGGTTTTGCCAATCTTCGTCTTGCCCAGCTTAGTCTGTCCAAGCAGGTCTGGATTGATGATACCCTTCATAAACCCGACGAGTTCTTCGGGCTTCTTGTTCATAGAAGCCGCGACTCCAAGCACGTCAATCGCGTCACGAGTGGATTCAATGGCCCTAGAATCTGCGTTCAACTTAGGAAGATTGCCGAACCACGCCGGGAGTCCGGATTTCAGCGGTTTCATGCCAAGTTCTTCCGCGGTGTGTACCCCTGCCCCCTTCGGAGCGCCAGACCATGCACGCAGAAGCCAGTTCATTTCCTCGGTGGGCTTAGTAGCCTTCGCAAGAGTAAGTCCCTCTCGGAACCCACCCTCGGAGCCGAGAAATCCGCCCATCGTCTTCAGGTCCATAGCCTTACCGGCCGCAGCGCGCGCTCCGACACTCAAAAGCGGAGCAAAGTTCGTGATGTCTGTAAAGACTTCTCCCGCCGTCTTAACACCTTCAGGAAGGTCATATCGAGCAGTAGTACCTTCCTTGAATACTTTACCGAACTGCTTTAGTAGGTTTGTACTCCCCGTAGATTTAGCCAGTTCCTGCCCTACTGGATTGTTAGCGCGAACCATTTGCCCGATAGAGCGCCCCATAAGTCCCAACCCTCCCACAAGCGGTTTCGCAATGGATGGGATGATGTTTGCAGCGCCAGTGGCATAAGTAGGGGCGCTCGGAAGACCCATAGAATTAGCGGGTTCGTGAAATTGCCAATCACTCTTGTTGTACTTCTCAAGCCACGGATCGAATGTCTCTTTCTTGAAAGTTGGAGAGAAGCGCGACAGCGCGGGGGCAACGCCGACGAGGGGGTTGGTAAGACTCTCATTGAGCGCTGTGATGCCCTTGATAAACTCGTCAAGTGGAGTGGCAACCGCACGCGCCACAAAGGCCGGAATACCCTTCGCCTTACCAGACATGATCCTGGGGAACAGATCGCGCGGGCGGTTCTCTTTCAGATAATTGTAGGCCGCGAGGGGTCTGCCAGCGAAGTTGTTTCCGCCCATCAACTGTTTAGATGGTTCTTGGGGAGTTTCTATACGTTGTGGAGGCGCGACCTGGCGCCGTGCCTCTTCCTGATTACCGGCGCGTTCCACCGACTCAAGCCGTTTACGACCCATCTCTTCGTTAAACGCATTGAGACGATTCTTCGAGCTTACTTGTCGATTAAACGCATTGAGGTCTACAGACACTACCAGCCCCCACCCGTAGCCTGATTCGTGTTGTTGTATCCAGCCTGTCGATCCCAGTAACTTGCCTTCCAATCGTTCTCAGACGGCGGCCGGCCATACATACGTTGGAATCTTTCGCCCCATTGTCTGTCCTGGTCTGCTTGGAAAAGCGCCTCTCCAACCGAGTCTGGCGCGCCTGGATTGTTGCCGCTCATGTACTGTGTGATTGGATCGTTGCCCTGGTGCTTCTGTTGGAATGCACTCACCCAAGAAGGATCAACTCCCCTTGATGCATAGTAGTTGATATAGGGGTTCGACCAGGGAGAGCTACCGCTAGAGTCGGTGCTAGATGCGTTACCACTAGCAGGGCCATAGGCATCTCGGTAGGCTTGGATGATGGTGTCCCGATTGGGCTGTTCATTAACCCACGCCATCCACTCCTCGAAAGTGGCCTGTGGGTCGATCCCAGGTTTTTCCTTGTTGTTGGGATCATACGCCTTCTGCCCCCATCCAAATATCTGGCGCAACTCCGCATCTTGACTAGAAGTCTGCGGAGTAGCGTCTGGTTTCTGCGAAGGCGCATTCTGGCTTTCGGGTGTGCCCCACGGATTCTGCGATTCTGATGGAGAGAAGATAGAACGGTCATTGGCCGTTTCTGTGTAAGGAGTAAATGTACTTACCGGCATGTTCTCAAGCGTCCTACCGGCAGCAAGCGGATTCAACGTGGCCCCACTTTTCCACGGCGTAAACGGAGTCGGGCTAGGAGTTCTAGTTGGGAACGGCGTCGGCGTGTTGGTTGGCGCCGGCGTTGGCGTGTTGGCAGTCTGCCAATATGGTTTATACTGTTCTACCCAAACGTTTCGATTAGGCATCTATCACCCCCACGGATTCGCCTGACTGTAGCCACGTTGCGTGGTTCCACTCAGCGCGCCCATAGAGCCAGTCGGGGCAATGAACTTAGCCGTGTTGTAACTCGGAGTCACAAGCAACTTCAGGATGTCGGAGTATTCTTTGGGAAGCATACCAGACATGGTTCCGATAGAGTCATAGTAAGCCGTTCGGCCGCGGCGACTCATATTGCCCTGCCCATAAGAAGCAAGCAACTGTCCAATCAGGTTGTCAATCTGGCGTCCCTCTTGATTCCACTCGCCCTCGCCGACGGGTTGACCGGCAGCGTTAGTCCCACCCTCTTGCGTGTAGTAGTTCGTGTTGGCCCGTCTGATAGCTTCTAGTCGTGCTCGTGTGTCGTACTGCGGGATGTTCTCTTGCCACTGGCCCACGCCAAACTGGGTGCCCATATCCGCAAGGCGATTCAGATATTGCCGCTGCTCTTCCGGCAAATCCAAGAAGTCAGGACTGTTCTGAAGCGTGGTAATCGCAGACATCCGGTCTTTGGGCAGCAGATACGGAAGCATCTGGTGAACCCAGTTCATGTAGCCCAACTGCGCCCTTGCCGTATCGTCCATCTCCGTATCGGGATTCGCAAACCGGAAGTTGGGGTCGTACCCCATCGCGCCCCATCCGCCCTGCGGAGTCCAATTTCCTTGCGTGCGCGGGTCGTAGTTACCAGTCTCCCAGGGAGAATTAACCGTAGCAGTTCCAATAGGAGTCGGTTTGGGCGTCTGTCCTGGACGCCAGTCGCCGGGATTCGTTCCGGGCGTCGGCTCACCTTCCCCCCACGTGTTATTACTACCCCACGGACTAACCGTAGCAGTTCCAATAGGAGTCGGCTTGGGGTTCTGCCCAGGTCTCCAATCACCAGGATTTGTACCTGGTATCGGTTCGCCTTCGCCCCATCCCGGCTTCATCCATCCACCACTACCACCATTCCATCTAGGCATAACATTTCTCCTTTGTGTCTTATACTCATTGGAGAGTTGTTCTTACTCGCTCCATCTCGAACTACTGAACCACGCCCTATTTGTACTGCCACGGCGTATACTTATTAGGCGCTGGCTTATTTGCCCTTGCCTGTTTATCCAATAACCTTTGCCATATATCGCCGGCCTTAGAAAAAGCCGCAAGCCATTGATCTCCCCACATATTAGAACCTCCGTGCGCCCTGAAGCGCCCTCAATAAATCGGGCGGGAGCATGTTACTCGGCGGTTCCTGCCCGAACGTCTGCGGCGGCCCCTGCCCCGCCATATCAGGCGGCATCACAGCAGCAGGAAGCATGGGGGCTTGCGGGGGCATCGGTTGCGGTCTCTTACCAGCCATCGCCTGCTCTGCCATGTTCTGCTGCATGGTCTGTGGCTGCATTGGAATGGACTCCCCCGACCACTGCTGAAGCGCCTCGGCCATCTTCATCTTCATCAACTCTGGGTTCTCAAGGGCCATCTCAACCAACTGGCGCTCCCGTTCATCGTCAGGATGATCCACATTGAGATACCTCTGCTGAATCGTATTGGTAGAGAGAAGCTTCTGTGCCTTGATCTGCGTAGCCATCGCCACATCACGGCTTTCATCCTGCGGGAAGCGTGGTTTGATCTGCACGTCTACGCGGAATCCAGCTACCTTGTCCCCGGTCGTGGAGAACATATAGGGATCGGCCCCCTCGCGCCCATATACCGGAATCTCTACCCCACGTCCAAATGTCTCGACAAGGTGCAGAATCTTCCTGAACACGGTCTGCCAGCCACGTTCCTGCGAACGTTGGAACTGATACAACCGAGTCCTACCGCTCTCGCTCAACAGACTCACCGCGTATCCAGACGAAGAACTCGCCGCCTGTCCGTAAGAGACTTGCGGGAAAGACCCCTCTTGAATCAACTCCTCGGTTGCCTGCATGAAGTTCTTTACATCAGGCGGAGTTCCGGGCCACTGAGGGAAATAAATCTTCGTCCCCTCGACTACAGGAACCGCCTTGCCATAAACCAAATCAATCTCAGGCGGTTCCTGTCCGACTGGATGCTCTACGATCATGGGCATAGCATTGAAAATCTCAATGATGCGCCGATAATGCGTCAACTGTTTCGCCAGGTCTTTGATCGCATCTTCTGTGGGATGCAGGATGGAAAGGCTATGTTCCTCTGGCTTGGTAGAAGTCGTGAGTCTTCCCGGAAAGACCGTAAATGGAATGTCATCATACCCCTCAACGATCTTCGGTTCGACAACCCACTCATTCCCCGCTAGAATAGCGTTCTGAATCTTCCAACTGCGCTTCTTGGGAAGGCCAGGAACTACCTCTTCTGGAATCTGCACGTGGATGAAATCTGGCACTTCGGTCTCTTCGACCTGCACCCATCCCCAGTAGTCGTAGTATTCAATCTCGATCTTGTCTTTTTCGGTCTGGTTCTTGTAGTCCTGAAGCTCGATGTCCCACTCGTCTTCAATGTCTTCTACGGTACGCGTGTCGTGGTAGATAACCCACTTGAACCTGCCCCTGTCCCCACCTTCCTGGTACCAGATGTTACTCAGGGGAATCAAGTCCATCTCGATAGGAAGCTCGTCGTAAGACCTGGACGGTGTGCCAAGCTCAGATGTTCCCTCGTTGTATTCAGCGTCGTCGTCCCACACAGCCCGAATACACGCCCCGCCTAGAAGCTGGTCGAACGTCACCTCGTTCACAATATCAGTTTCGTGGCGCTCGTCGTTCATGTACACGACCGCTTTTAACAACTTCTCGGTGGCCGTTGAATCCGCTTCGTCTTGTTTATCATCATGTATCCGATACGCGCGGATAGACATGGGATTAGAGGTCAGAATGCCAGTGGCTAAGTCGATTACATTGCAGGCTTTGTTTACCACTACAGGCACCTCCCCAACCTTGAGGGGAAGCGCGCGGAAGTAATTCAGAAAATAAAGGTCGCGCAGCCGCGCCATAATCGCATCGCGGGGCGCGAACTTACCCCGCGCATCCTGGACGTAGCGCAGCAGCTTCTTCTTGGCAAGATCAGTTTCTTGTGGGAGCATGTAACCTCTAGTTTTCTGGTGCGCCGCAGCGCGGGCAGTTGTCGTGTCCTTCTACGTTAGAGCCGCAGTACAAACACTTGCGACGATAGGGAGTATCGTCATCGTAAGCGCGGGGAAATGGAAACGATCCATTGCCCCTAGCGGAGAACCAATTAAAAGCAGTTCCACCAATATAGGATTGATGCCATCTAGTGTCTTCGGCGCGCTCTTCCTGTCCATAAGTCGCTAAATGCGGCTCGTCTTTTTCAACTACATATGGTCTTGGATTTACATGTGCAACGTCATTCCCAAAGTCGTCAGGAAGGGCGTCACGAAACAGTTTCTTGAGATTCATCGGGTTGTTCCTCCTCGAATCGCTCTCCACACCACGGACAGAACTTAATCTGAGATACAAATTGGCGTTGTTTTGGCGTGACCTTGTACAGAAGTGCCGCCCCCGCGACTTGCCAAATCTCAAACCGACGGTTGCCACTTAGGGGCATGTGTTCACAGAAATGGTTAGTAATCTCGTCACTCATAGGGTTGTTCCTCCTATAACTTAACACCACAGAACGGACAGTATGTAATATCGACACGCGACCGATGAACAAGATAGTCTTCTATGTAGGAGTCCATGTACCAACCATATTCATAGCGCCAGATGTCAACATCCTCAGCAGCGTCAACGCACTGATGGTATTCCTTTTTTGCAGTGCTCATCTTTATATCCTCAATGCAGCAGGCAACCATAATTGGTCGATTTGTGGTAATGCAGTCCAATCTGAAAAAGGAGAAGATAGAAGTAACCCATCACGCTTTGGTACCTCACAAGGCCCAAAGTAGTTAAACTCTAAATACGTAATTGCGCGAATTCCGTGATTGAACTCGTCGCGAGGAAGCTCTCGCGAATCCCGGTCTTCCTTCGGCCTGTTGTACTTGTACAACTGATGCTCTTCGATGGTATTCTTGCACCGCGGAGAGAAGTAAATCCTGGGCCTACCAGACGGCCCCACCTTCAGGAAAGACCTGTATCGCTCGATACCATCCATGATTCCTACGGGAGTGGATTGTAGGTGAATCTTGGCCTCATGGCCCCAAATCTCTACCTGACTCTCCGCTCCCGGATGCTGCCTACCAGCTACATCAATGACGCCGCCGACCAATTTCTCCGGGTTCCACCACCATCTCTTCTTGCAAAGCTCGATGACCTCACGCACGCCCTTGCCCTTCTCATACACTTCATCCATGACATAGATGTTTTCGTCAATCATCTTGCAGGCAAGAACGGCATAGGCCCCCGCGTACCCAGGGTCAACCGCCAGATATGTCTCAGAGGTGTGCGGGACGTTGATCTGCACCAATTTCCCGTTGTCCTCGATGAAGTCTACCTCGTGGCCCTTCGGCACAATGGGCACTACATGGATTCTTGGGTCAAACTCTCTCATCACTAGCGTTGAGGGCGGACTGGGAACGGCTCCAAACCGCTCCATGAACATATCCGAGGGGTACATGCCCTCAAAACGCTTGATTTCGGGGTCTTCGCGCCCCCCAGGGTAGACCGTCAGGTTGCACCAGCTCGGAATAGAGAAGCTTTTACCCCCATCGGGGTTCTCAGCCTGCCACATATTCCAAACGCGCGGGTACCACATGCCTGCCATCGCTTCAAATGTCCCCGAAGCGACCAATTTAGCCCGCTTTTCAGACGTTCTGCCCAAGATCGTAAGCCAAGTGTAGTAATCTAGCTGCCCAACTTCACATACGATGATGCCATCGGGCGCTTTTCCAGCGATTTTCAGGGCATCTTCAGCACTTTTCGTCTCAACTAACCCAAACGGGAGCGTCATGGAGCACTGGCCGTTCTTCGGAGCACTAATATCACTCCGCTTTATCAGCCCTAACTCCAAAACGTCGCCCATCAGGTAATTGAACTCAGGCTTACATAGCTCATACGTAGGCCCGACTATCCACCACAACCCCTGCTTACCCGAATAAACGCGCTTCCCGCCCTGAACTACCGTAGCTGAATTGCCAAACTCCACAATCCACCACAGCAACTCCTTCTCCGCCATCAGAGACTTGCCCGCACGCCATCCGCCAGAATACATCTTCCAACGTGTCGGATCATTATGGGCTATAGACTGCTCGTACCACGGCTTGTAGTGCAGGGCTTCCCATAACCTGTCCCTAACAGAACTCAATAACGCGCCCTCTTCTTCCTCGGCTTCTCTCTAACAGGCATATCCTCTAACAACGTCCGCTTCGGGTACAACTTACTTTTTGTCATGCCTATGTAGACCACGGACTATTGCCAATACGCGCGGCCATCGCAACGTCGCGCTTCGCATAATTTAGCGCCCTTATTTTCTCGTAGAATCCAATAACGCGTTTATTGTGATACACACACGCCAGCGCATCTAACGCCGCATCGCAAAATATACCGATGATATTCTCGCCGTCGTCAAGGCCACCAGACACCATACACTCTAATGCTTTCGTGGTGTAAAAGTTCTTTATACGCGACCAAGAATGAAACGCTTCGTTCTTTCTTTTCATGTTTCTCATTCTTCAACTACACGACAATACAGGAATCTCGTCCCACCAAAACATAGTGATGTAAAACCTCATGCCATTATGTTCAGCGACGCGGGGACAGCTCCCCACGGCATCACCTTGACTTTTTCCTCTTCTTTGACTTTGGAATCCCCCCCATTTTCCTCAATTGCTTCGCAGCAATCGCCCACGCCTCACTCTCGGGCATATTCGGATTGCCCGCCTTGATCTTCCTTACACGATCATGCAGAATCTTCGGCATTGAGAATTCCCCACATTACTAGCAGATTGTGCACGGCCGCACGCCAACCGAACCGCCCTCGGTTGTACCAGAACATCTCCCACGAAGACATTGGGCCAACGACAGCCCACTTATCACCAAGCGGATAGACACCAACAATTTTCATGGGGTTATTCCTTCCTGCACTCAGTTGCCATGCGGTAAAGCTCGTGTATCATTCCCTGTGAGTTGTCTAAATGCACCGCACGCCGAATCGCTTCGCAAACGGTAAAAAACTGCTCCATATTACCACGCTCTAGTAACCATAACGCTAGTATACACAGGTTGTTGACGTATATACAATTGTTGTCGCTTTCCTTGATGTAGTAGGGTAACATAGAGTTGTTCTCCTTGTGCTAATCGAGAATTGTTTTACTAACCAGAAGGGGCCACTTGTTACCATAAACAAGCCCTAAACGAGAAATTGTTTAATATCTCGGAAAGGAGGTCAAACAGAGACGTGATAGCAACAAGACAGTGGTGGGGCCGTGGTAGTAGCGAGACAGTACCGTGTCCACACTATTCTCTATTCTCTCGCTCATCCATCCCACGCGTTCCGAATCTCGCGTCGCCCCTGCCCGCGCCACGCGTCCACTGCCAGCACCGCGCCATCCCCGCGCCACCGTGCCACTACAACGCATGGCAGCCTCGCCATTGAACGCACGCACGCGTTAGGCACTGCCTACCACAATGCCATCATCGTCGCTCCTGTCGCCTGCCAGGCGCTCACTCATTGCGTCGAACAGCCGTGCCAGTGCGGGCGCTACCTCCTGGCTGATAACACTATCGTCCAGCCCATGCATCTTGGCAACGCGCGCACTGGCATCAATCATCAGCCGCCCCTCAACCGTTGCACCCTCGCCACCAGCTAGATACCTCTGCTCCGCAACCTGCGCTACGCCCAACAGCCGACGCGTCAGTGTGGCTCGCAGCGCATCACTGCTGTAGCTGTGCTTGGCGACCTCTGCCAGATACGCACAATCAGACTGCGCCGTGACAAGCGGCATCCCCAGCTCGCGCGCTATGGACGTTGGCGACAGACCTTGCAGTAGTAAGTACTCGACTTGGGAGCGACGCGCGGCTGTGTCCAAAATCGAAACGTTACCAGGTCTGTGAGAATTGACGTACTTTCCGCGTGTATCATCCAAGTTAACAGACTTAACTACAGCATCATTTATACTCGCGCCGTCATCTGTTGCGTCAGACGCAACACTATCATATAGACAATCGTCTATGCGTTCGTCACCCGCGCGCGTCGCGTCGTCAATCCCACACATAACCGATACACTATCTATCATCTATCCTATCCGTTAGCACGTATGTTCTGCCACCAGGAAGCCCTACAACGGGCGTATAGGCGCGCGTCTTGTGATTGTACCTCTATGTGAGATCGTTCAACCTGGGACTTCCTGTGCGTTGTAGTGGCACGTTCGCACTATTGCGCTTTGCGCCAGGTTGACAATAATGAGATTCGTGCGCCAGGTTGTTAACTCACACTGTACAATATGTACAAGCTACGTCAGCTAAACGTCAGCTAAACGTCAGCTTCGCGTCAGGTTACTACTCCCACCATGTGATACTATGTATCTGTAAGCGAAAACGTTACAGCCCCACATGAGCGAGAGACTAGAGGCGGGGGCGGACGGCGACAGGTTGACTGGTACAAAGCCCAGCGTGAAACCGGCTTAGTCCCGAACGGGCTGGCATCGTTGGCAACGTTTAGGAACGGCGCGACGGGATAGCATCCCCGAACGTCAGAACCTAGACATGGGTGTCCTTAACAATCACATAGGCCGATATAGGATTATATCGTGATGACATAACATACCATCGGCCGGCAGGGGAGAAATCCACACGTTGCGCCCCTGTCACAGTCTACAACATCAGTGTTGCGGATTGTAAGAGGCGCGGAACGTCCGCGAATAATGGAGATGGAGGATGAAGATGGATACGGCACGCTTTATCGCAGATGGACACGCAGTAATCGACATCGTTGACGACGCGTCGGGTCAGATACTCGCCCTGGCGGGAGATACAGTTGATATGGACATACTCGCCATGTTCCGCGCGGCAATCGTCACGCCTGAGACCACATACCTGATTGACTAGCGCCGTCCGCGATAGATCAACGGGAGGTGACAACAATGAGAACTGAACTTGTAAACGAATGGTACTACTACCGCCTGACCGTCTACGCATTCGGGCGCATGTTTGTAGCAACGTGGTGGCGGTACCACCGCAACGACGGCCATAGATTCACGACCTACGTCATCTAGCGCCGGCGCGGCGCTCTGTCTACACAAAGAAGCCCACCATGCTACTCGCTCTTATCGTCGGGTGCGTCATCATACTGCTGGGCGCGTGGGCGCTGGCAGTCAACTGCTATGGAGGATGAACATGAACCGCAAACTTCGCCCATGGCAATATGTTCGCAACGTCGCATCAATCCGCAATCTCCCGCCATACTGCGAAATTAGCGACGACTTTGACGGCAATCCCATAGTCACGCCCAACAAATGGGACGCGCTGTCAGACTGCCCTAACATTGACGATGTACCAGATAACTTTCGCGGCTTTGTCGTCAGCGTGTCCGACCACGGAAACGTATCGCTGCTAATGCGTTTCCGCAATGGCAATACCCGCGAGATATGGGGCGTCGTATAGCACGCCGAATCGCCGCACCGCGCGGCGACTGTCGCGGATGACAACCGCGGCACTGATGAGGCAAGTCACACAGGGAGGGCAGATTATGCTTAAGGCACGCCCAGAGATTGACGCGATGATCGAGCGATACATCCAACTACGCGATACAGCCCGCGAATGGCTCTACTATCGCGGCCCACTACCGAAAAGGCAGGCTACCCACGCTTGGCACACATGGGAGAACGCGGCCAAGAAGCAGCACGCGGAAATCATGGAGCAGGTTGACGCGTACCACGCATACGGCAATAGATGCCATTCCGCTACCATCGCCAGCGCGATGCACGCCGCGGCCGTTGACATACTGCAAACTCTAGCACACCTGGACTAGGCCCACCCATAAGCGAAACCCATAGGAGGAAACGAAATGGAACGCATCACAAGTAAGGCCATCACCCGCGCCGTGCATGACTTCTTGTGGGCGATCAACAAGCCCACCGCAACCGCCGACCGCGACGGATTCGCCATTGATAGTTACGCCCCTGGCGATGGATGGACGCGCTACCGCCTCGTGTGGCGCGAGGCCAAGACCGGCGCGGAATACTCTATCGGAGGCACCACGGCATACATGAATGCCCGCGAGTTTGTGGCCGCCCTGCGCTTCGCAACCGCCATCCAGTATCTCGACAAGTGAGTTGATCGGCCAAGAAGCCTTCTAGTCACACCCGCCCGCCGGTGGGCACGTACGCCGGCCGGAGACCGCCGAGCTCCAACCCCGTGAGTGAGGAGCCGGATACACGAAAGGAGACTGCTATGGCACGCGAATACTACGAAGTGACAATCCACCCGTCCGACGCCGGCTTTGGAGAATATGACGTATCGCCAGACACCGGCGACCACTACACCGACTTGTGCGATCTTATCGCCGACATCCGCAATAACGTCGGGGCATTCTACATCCTGAGCGGCGGCGAAGTGCAAGAAATCTCCCGCTTCAGCGACGCCGAGATGCCGGCTGAGGCCGAGGACATCTGCGGCCGCATCCACAACGAGCCGCCCATCGTGCTTGTGTACACCGGGGCGCGCGCCGGCGACCTGCACTATGCCGGCATCGACTGGATCGATGCCTAGTCACCGACGGGGCATCCAATCATAACCGATACAGGAGGCAACCCATGAACAAGAAACGCGACGAACGAAACTACTATATTGATAAACTGGCACAACTGCGCACCGGCAAGATCAAGCCAAAGGCAATCATCGGAACGGGATACAGGAATCCCCGCGAGGTCGCAGAACGCTGGCTTGCAGAACAAATAGCACGCTTCTCACAATAGCGAGGCAACACATGACCACAACCTACAAGAAACTGACCCTATTGCTCAACCCTGCTGATGCGGAGAAGTGGAACCTGGTAGGCCGCATATACTCAGATACCGTACGCCACCCGCCCAAGACCAACATCGCGCTAGTCAGATGGATGCTCGACAAGGTGCTAGAAATGAAACCCGACTAGCGGATAGGGCCGCAAACAGAAAGGAGAGACACAATGTTGAACAAGTGGCCCAAACTTCAGATCACGTATTGCAAGCGATGCAGTAGGGCCATCGTCTCAACGATAGAAACCAATGCCCCACAAGCCAGGAGCAGGTGGGGTTCGATATGCGAGGACTGCCTGACTGAGCAAGAGAAATGGCAACAGACCACCGAGATCGGAAGGGAACTCGCAAAAAATGCACGACACTAGGAGCGTTGCCCATAAACCGGATAGGGCCACTTGTCATTCTTAGACGCGTTGCAACTCCTGCAAATAGGGCGCAAGTTACATGGGTAATGCGCCCCTCCCTTAGAAAGAGGCTTGACATGATCCGTCTGGGTCGCGGGTTCTCCGCATATCCAGCAGCAATCGCCCCACATCTCCCAACGCGCCGCGATCATCGCAGCAGTAGTGTAATCCCATCCGGGAGCAGACAACTTGCGAGCCTTGCGCCTTGCCACATTCGCATTGACCTTATCCGGGTTATCGAGTCGCCACTGGCGATCTTTAGCGGCTATCTCTTCGGCGTGGTCAATACGATACTGGTGACGGTTGGCAGCAAGTTCTTCGGCGTGTTCAATACGGTACTGGTGATTGTAGGTCGCCACACCGTCGAGGTGGCCGAGCCGCCACTGTCGCCGGCCATCTCGCCTCTTCTCGGCGTGTTCGATGTCCCATCGGCGACTATACTCGCGCCGCTCTTCCAGGTGGTCTTGATTATACTGATGATGGCGAGCAGCGGTCTCTTCAACATGATCCATACGATACTGACGGCCGTACTCGCGCTGACACTCCTTGCACCAATACTGCAAACCATCCGGGTTCTTGGCACACCTGTTAAATTCAGAGACGGGCTTAACAATGCCACAATGTGGACAACGCTTCTCATCCATAAGATTCACCACTTCTTCACCTATGAGATTAGGTTCAGCCAGGCGGTAGGTGAGCCGCTTTTCGGGGATCAACCTAGACTGAACCACAAACACAAAGAAAGGAGAAAACTTCACATGACCATCGAGATAGGCCGCGAGTTGGCCGAACGGAGGGCACCATGACTTGGGAAAAGCGTAACGAACACTGGTCATCGCCTGAAACGCTTGTAACCGATCTCGCGCTCGACGGCGTGGTCGCGGTGCGGGTATTCGACAACATCAGTCGCCGTTACATGGCTAACGACATCTTCCGCGCCATCAACACTCACGATACACTCGTGGCGGCTTGCCGAAATGCGCTGCGGCTGTTGCCCCGTGACAGTACCGCATATAACAAGATGCGCGCCGCGCTCGTCGGGGCCACGGAGGGATGATATGTACGGAGAGTTCATCGTAAAACCGCAAGACGATTTCTACATCATCGAGAACCAGAGCGGACAGCGTATCGCCCTGTGCTGGAATGAGCGCATCGCGCAGGGCGTGGCTCGCGCGGTCAACGCGCACGGACATCTGGCGCATCTCATTCGGCGCATCGTGGACATATCCGAGAACGGCAAGCCGGGCACACGCTTCCAGCGCATCAACGCGGCCATCGAAGACGCGATGCCGGCGCTCATTGAGGCTGGTGTCGTTGACGCTGCGGCCACGGAGGAACAGAAATGAGCACTGCGAGGCAAGAAGAGTTGACGGCACGACTTGAAGCAACGTTCGAACGCGCAAGAGAACTGGCTGACATCGTGACTCAAATGTGTGGCGCGCCGGCGACGAATGCGGGCCTCCGCGACGCGCTCGATGCCATTGCAATTTTGGCAGACAGCGCGCAGGGTGATTGGGCCGGCGTTCAGATACCCTATGCGCCAGAATGGACGCATGGATACAAGAATATTGCAGAATTCGCCCGCGCCGCCGCGCTCGCCGCGGCCACAGGAGAGACGCCATGAAACTGCTGCAAGAATACCGCATCACCCGCCGGCTGTATGCCGATGACACCGACGGGCGCGACCCCGGAACCCATGCGCGATGCAGAGTCTACATGGAACTACTCGACCGCTACCCCGCAGACATTGTGCGCCGGCATCTACCACGCATCGCCGCAATACTGGCACGTAATAAGTAAGGGCTATGGCCCGGAAAGGAATCACATGAACCAGATTGACTTCGAGGAGGTGACCGCCGCTGGTTGCGGACTGGCCTTCGGTCTCACAATCATGGTGGTCGCAGCCTTTGTGCTGTGGCTATTACTCAGGGTGATAGCATGAGGTACACAGCAATCACAGATCAGGAATGGGTCGCGAAAGCGATTTGTGACATCGCCCGCGGCAAAGGCTGCGGGGAATCCTTCGACGTGCTTCTAGCGCGCGGCTACGAAGTAATCTGTGACGCACTCGCCGAACTCAATCAAGCGATGTCAGACCGCTCTTCGGGGATCAACCTAGACTGAACCACAAATACAAAGAAAGGGGAAGGGAACATGCTACAATCCGAGTTCGAAGCAAGGCTCGCAATGATCCCCGCCATCATCGAGGGGCGGGTCAACACGGAATACACCGTCGTACAACGCGAGCTGTGCAAGCTCATCATCGAAGAGGCTTTCGCGCTCTTGGAGAAGGTCAACAGTGGCAAAGACGGCAGTCTATAGTGTCATCATCCTGTTCGTGCTGGCGATTGTTCTCGTGCTGCGCCTTCCCGGTACGGCGACACCAAATGGACACACTTGGGAATCGTGGCATCCAGAAGTCCTGTTCCTGACGCATCCAGATTCTGAGTTCGCCTGTAAGTACAATAACGGCGCGCAGTCTCTTTGGTTGCAGTGCGATCCGGAACAGCCTGGATGCCCACCCAAGTTCGGCGGCGCGTTCCTGACGCTAGGCGGCCTGCTCATCACGGCCTTCATGGGCACCGCCCTATACTGGCTCAATGCCATCAAACGTGGTGGCTACGAAAAGGAAGAATGACATGCCAGACGCTATCTGCCTCTTCAGCCTCGGAGTGTTCGCCATCGCCGTCGGGCTGTTGCTGCTGTGTGACAGAGACAAGACGGCCAGAAGGAACGGCCTGTTATCACTCGCCTGCGGCATCGTAATCGCGGGCGGCACCATCTGGGCTATGCTATAGGAGCTACCATATGTACGTAAATGAAATGACTCGCAAAGACTTCGCTGCCGTGCCGTGGCGAGAGAACTACTCCGATAAGGTTGAATGCGACTTCATCGTAATTCTGCCGCAACGCAGCCGCCACGACTCAGGCTATCGCAACATGGACTTCGTTGCCTGTAGAGACAATGAGCCGGTATGCCGCCTGTCCGGTTGCTCTGATGTCATTCATGTTGACGGCACCGGTGGATACGGATACAACTGGCTTGCAGAACACGACCGCGTACCCGATGGGGTTCGCCCTTCGGGGTGGTCAATCGACTGCCTGCCGAAGAGTGGGTTGCTCAGAATGTGGTCAACCAGAGGACACATGGTATGCGCCGGGGCATTCTCGTCATTCGAGATTTTCGCCAAGCATGATCGCGGAAACAAGTGAAAGGGGAGACATCATGAAACTGTACAAGCTGACCAACGAGCACGACCAAACCTACAACCACACACAGTGGGGTGAGGGCGTTACACACACCGCCCCCGGCACGGGTGAACTCTGTTCACCCAGCTACATCCATGCTTACACAGACCCCCTCCTAGCCATGTTAATGAACCCAATCCACGCGAACTTCACGTGTCCCCATCTGTGGAGAGCAGAGGGTAGCGTGGCGCTGGCCCGCCCAGACAAGGTGGGTTGCACGAGCCTAACGACAATCGAACGCATGAAACTGCCCGCCATCACTACCGAGCAATGCGTCGGTTTCGCCATCCTGTGCGCCCAAGCCGTGCGCCACTTGCTTGATGATACCCACATGGAAACGTGGGACGCGTGGGCGGGGAGGTGGCTGTCAGGCAAAGACCGAACTCCACGCGCCGCAGACGCCGCCGCAGACGCCGCCACGCTGGCGAAACGCGCCGCCGTCAGCGCCCCTCCCGTCTCTGCCAGCCGCGCCAGGAGCGCCGCCGGCATCGCCGCATGCGCCGCCGGCATCGCCGCATACGCCGCACGCGCCGCCGCATGCGGCGCCGCAGACGCCGCATGCGCCGCAGACATTGATCTTGTGACCCTCGCATACCGGGCGGTTGGCGAAACCCCGTGAACAAGCCACCAGATCACATCATCGCAGAAGTAAGCGCATGGGTAGAGGCATACCTGGCGCACACCGCAGCCCGCGAATGGGGTACTGCCAACGGGTGCTTTCTCTATCTCGCGGGTATGTACTCTATGGCACATCACCTGAAGGCGCGTTATCAGTTGTGGCTAAACACGATAATGAATGCCATCGTAGAAATGGAAGGGCTGGCAGCAACGATCAACCTTCAACTACTTCAACAGTGATGCGTAGAAGGGGGGCGTCGTTCTTCTCAAGGTACTCAATCATCTTGCGGAGAATAGAAACATCATCACGAGCATGACCGAGGGCGCTGTTGCAACGCAAACATAACAATCCCCTCACCGTCCCATTGGCATGATCGTGGTCTATGTAAAGACGCCTCCCATTCTCATTGGCACACCCGCAAATGGCGCATACACCACCCTGAGATTCCAGCATAGAGTTATAGCCGTCAACCACTTCGACCGTAACCTTCAGCAAGCAGTTGCCCATAGCTATCAAGGGCAATGCCCCCGACATCTCAGTAGCACTTACCTCAAACTGAACCCGCATAGAGTCGCCACCGTCTTTGAGGGGATCAACCTATCCCCAAGCACAAGCGCTACGAGTCTATAGCTCGGATTGTTACCTCTAGCAAACAATTCTGAAAGGCAAGCAATGGAAGCGCCTGCCCTATCTCAACAGAGCTAATCTCAAGTTGGATACGCATGGTATCCGCTCCTATTTTGATCGCGCTTTGCGTTTGCGGCAAAATCGCATGGAATACAGCAGTCCGTTCCTTAGGTTGCTTCTCGTCCATTGTCTTCCTCCAAATCCTCTCCCCATTCCTCTATGACGCGCTTCCTTACAATCTGTGAAGCGCAGTCCACAACGTTGATAGCGTCAATTAGCGGAGCCCTCACCAAAAAAAGGTAGAAATCTCGCACGACATCTTCCAAAATATCCCCCATCTATCTCACTACGCCGTTACAATTGGGTAGGGCCACTTGTCTTTCTTTACAGAATTACAGTGCCCGCAGATAGGGCGCAGGTTTGCGGGATAATGAGAGCCGCCCTTGCTCAACGGTTTAACGTGATCTGTTGCCGTCGCTGGTTCTCCGCAAATCCAGCACCTACCACCCCACATCTCCCAGCGCGCGGCAATCATATTGGCAGTAGTATAATTGTATCCCGGAGCACCGCGCTTAAACGCTCGACGTCTAGAGGTAATGGCTGAAATCTTCTCAAAATTACCGAGTCTCCACTGGCGGGCATGGGCCGCCACCTCTTCGGCATGGTCAAGATACCACTGGTGCTGATATGCCTGTGTCTCTTCAGCGTGTTCAGCATAGTACTGGCGATGCCAAGCAGCCATTTCTTCCACATGGTCAGCACGATACTGGCGGCCGCGAGCGGCCTCTTCTTCGGCGTGCTCAATACAATACTTGTGCTTGCACGCCTTACACCAGATTTGCAAGCCGTCCTTACTTCTAGCTCTCTTACTAAACTCAGAGACGGGCTTAGTCTCCCCACAGCGCGGACAACGTTTCATACCATCAACAATCATATTGCACCTCCTGTAAGTGCTCCTGAAACTAGGGCTTGCCAGATGACTCAGGATTGTCACCGTTCGCTTGCAAGGCTAGGCAAGCCCACGCTCTAAAAACCAACAATGTCTGTCACCGGATCGTTCATCTATACCCCGTCCACGTCTGGCGCCACCAGATACTGTCTGAACTCTGATCCGTATACGTACCCGTATCGCTTGGCGAGTAGAGCGAGTAGCGCGGCAGTGTATCGCTTGGGATGCTTGTGGGCCTCGTCGTGGTGATACAAACACAGGGACGCGAGATTGTGTAGTGCGTTGACTGCCGCCAACGCCGCAGAGCGGTGAGCACAGTGATGCACAGCGCCCGCAGCGCGGCCGCATATAACGCAAAGACCACCATCGCGACGCAAAGCCTTCTCATAGACGTTCACCGCGACTCTTCGCGACACTTATCACAGATGATAGGCAGGAAGCACATATATTCCAGTGTACACTTGGGACACAGATCGTATACCTCGCCAGCTAAGAAAATCTTAGACCACCCGCCGCCCTCTACGCTGGCCCATACATCATCTTCATCGCCCTCTAGATGAAGATGCGCCTCGCACATGTCACATTGTACCACAATCTTACGTTCTACGCTACCGCTCACGTTATTCTTTCTCCTTGTGCTCAGAATATCTTTCCGCGCTTAACTCCAGATAACTAATTGCGCTCTCGCTCTATGCTTCTTACTTTGCCTTTCTCTTGGTTGGCCCAATCATAACCAATATATCAATGCAACAGCTTCTGAATCGCAAACAACTCAGGGTTAACGTACATGCCACGTACCTGAGCATACAACGCAATGCAGGCCGTTATAGCCAGGGCAGACACCACGAATAGGAGCAACGCGATTTCCGTCTCGCCCTCTAGGCCCACACGCACCTCAAAGACAATGACAACAAGAGTAACGATGCACAACAGAACCAATATCGCCAGATAACATCCGGCCTCGATTTTTACTTGTCGCAGCGCCGCATTCCACACGGTAGGCGCTACGTCCTCTAACAACCTCACCAGATCGGGCAACCCATCCATTGCTTATTGCTCCTTTGGATAGTCTCTAATTCCGGTTTTCCTCACAAAAATTACGCAGACTTCTTGACCTTCTTCTTGCGTTTTCGCTCCGCGTTGTGTGCCCCGATAGACGACTCGACCTTCAGGTTGGAGGGATCGTTATTCTTTGGATTTCCGTCACGGTGATGGACTGGCTTTTTAGGCGGAGCCTTCACGACAGCACGCTCAAGCCTCACATAATTCCGTGAGTCGGCATTCTTATCGCCGGGACGCATTACCAGAATTCTGCCCTGCTCTTCGATAACACCCGCGCCCAGTCCGCTCTTGCCGGTCTGGCTATTCTTCAATCCGGCGCGCTTGCCCTTCTTCAGTTTCACCAGCGACTGTGCTTGTGTCTTGGCTTTAGCCTTCGGCACGCTACTTCCCCTTCTTCTTTGGCTTTTTTCCGACAAGCACGTTCTCAAGAAAAAGCTCCTGCTTGCGCGCTTTCGGCCCCAGTTTTCCACTCCTTGCCGCCTTATGCTTCGACGCAGGAATCTTCTTGTCCGTTGCCGTACCCGTCGATTCATGTAGACCACCAGGTTGAAACGCAATCTTTTTCTGTCCGGGTTTATTCGGCTTGAGCGTGACTTTCTTTCCCATGCTATTTCCCCAACCACGGAGGCAACGTCCCCTTAGCAACAGGCTTCTTCACAGGCTTTTTCTTCGGCGTCACCTTAGCTTTTGGCTTTCCCTTCACAACGGCTTTCTTTTTCGCTACGGTCTTCTTTTTGCGCGGAGGACGATCAATCGTTCCATCCGAGTTGATGGGACGAGGCGCGCGCTTCTTTGCCATCGGTGGCTTGCCAAACGGCATCATCGGCATCTCAAGCGGCATGTCACTCGTAGTCATCGGCATCATCGGTTTCGGCATCTATCAGTTCCTTTGCTTGCTATGTTCTCTCGGATAGGGCTTCGCTTTCCCTGAAAATCTATTGAATGGACAAAGGCAAAATCGCTTCGCGATTTTAGAAGGTATTCTTCGTAGTAGTCTAGGAGTAATCTCAGTAGTAATCTAGGATCGGTGACATCTGTGGCACGGCCTCTTAACATCTATGTCACGACCCCTTTACTTCTGTGTCACTACCCCTTAACATCTATGTCAACGTGTGTTTCTTCGCCTAAATCGGTGATTTTGAGCACTTCCCTTGCATTCAAGTCAATGAACAGGCGGTTGTGCCACTCACCATTGTCGGTATGGAACCCCCGCGTTTTGAGGTCAATGAGTCCCGCCGCGCTCAGCCTATTGAGCGCGTCGCGCGCTTGCTTGTGGGTGAGGCCAAACTTATCCTCGATCTGCTTGTAAGAAAGGTTCAACTCATCAGAGCGAAACTTCTGATAGGTAGTCTCCCCATCCTCAATGGGACGAAACCAGTAGAATATCTCTGCGAGAAGTATGATTGCGTTTACGTCCGGCTTACCGCTTGGTAAGCGGATGTGTTCATACCATGAGGTCGGGATGATGTTGCCCGTCAATCGCACCCCCCGTAGCATGTAAACGTTACCGTTGGAATTAAAGTACCCTGACACGATGCCCCTCCGCGACAACTCTCCGCTAAAAGAGGAGCTAGGGCAGGGGCAGAAGCGGAGGTTCAACCCTTTTCGCGCCGTCGCGCTAGCCCCGGCATTATGTATGGAAAAGCAACGCTTGGTGTAGGCGATACACTAAAACTGGCGATGTCCGACCGGGACACTAACACGCCGTAACCAGTTCCACGTCGCTAATTCCTGAAATTGGCGGCTGCGGGGGATTTCACCCCGCTCATCTGCCTATCTGCGGTGGCTGGCCGTCAGCGCCGCCGGCTTATAGCACATCTTCCTTCGCAGTTGACAATAACCAGAAATCACGGCAGGCATTCCGCGCCCGTTTGCGCTCCTGGCGATTGCGTGATCGTTTATCTGGTACACACTCACATTCATGGATGCGCGCTCGTATGAACGGTATCCAGTCATTGACGCGGAACTTGGCCGCCGGTTTTATAGTCTAGTGATTTGGGGGCGTCCAGGTCGCTCAAGATGCTGGCGCGCCGACCATCCAGCTATACCCTCGATGCGCCCCACAGGGTAGACGGCGGGATTCGAACCCGCATTAACTGGTTCCACAAACCAGCGCCATGCCATTAGGCTACGTCCACCGTGTGCTCCACAGTCCCGCGGAGTTAACCCGCTCCCACTAAGGGGCACGTATGTCAGGTTGCGGGAGTGGTTCGCCCCGCTCTTCGCGGCCAGTTGCCGTGGCCCACCTGAAAGGCGCGGCTGCCATGTATTCACCCGTTGAGAGCAGTGGCGTCAATTCGCCACGCGGTCAATACTGCGCTCGGCATTGCCGGGCCTCCCTGCTCACATTGCTGGTGGCGGGACACGTGTACTCACGCGTTGCTCATCGCAGGCTCCTGCGCGCCGCCCGCCAGGGCGATAATAACTTGTAAGCACGACTCACAAGTTGAACCGCGTAACTGACAGTCCCCGCAAAACGGTGACCGATCTCTTTCCAGGCGTGCTGGATGAGTCTGTGGCGGGGCGGGAGGCTCCTCCCGTTGCAGCTAAGTGCAGGCCCATTATATGCCGCCCGCCAGGGCCTTACTCGATAGTCGCCAGGTCGCTCATCTTGGTAATGCTACCTCTCCCCGACCAGGGGTTTTGCGGGCCGAAGCCAGCCCATCATCATAGCGCGTTAGTCGCCTAAGCCCTACCATACGCCTTAGTGACGCGATGCCCTCGCCGGACTATCGGAGGAGCACGGATTACTACCGTTGCCACAGAGCAAATGCCTGGGACTATTCCCCACACCAAACGGCAACCTAGACGCTCGCGCGCGCACGGCGTGAAGCCGACTTTCAGTTGCCGATGGATACAAACTTGCCATCCCTCCACCGCGAAGCGTGTTGAGCTTTTCTACTAGGTCAGGACGCCATTCTGACAGTGTCTTTGTGCCCATCTTGGAATTACATGAGCGGCACAAACAAAAACAATTATCGAATGTGGTGGCCCCACCACGTACCACTGGCATATCATGGGCTATCTCAAGACGCTCACAACTATCGCATACCAAACAGCCATAGGACTTGATAAAAGCAGCTTCTTCATCCGTTAGCGTACAAATCGTCGCGCTTTTTCGCGCCCTGCGATTAAGACCTTGCCTTAGAATAATGTCGGGATGGGTTGCTTTATACTGCTTATCGTACTGTCTCCTCCTATCCCTATTTTCCATTCTGTATTGGGCGTTATAAGTTCTTATTTCTTCAGCATGTTCGACCCTATATCGCCCATTATATTCCCTGATCTCGTCCTGGCGTATGGTATCACTTATTTCGCGAAGGGCATGCCTTCTTTCAATATACCCCGCCGCATAATATGGAGCGGACACCCGGTGGCGCACCCTCTCCTTAGCATTGTACGCCATAGTGCAGAGGGATTCTAATAATAGCAATCTCTCCCTTGACGTGACATCATTTTCTAACATATCCCTTCCTTTGTTACCCTTAAGTTATGGCGCCGCCAAGTGGAAGGGTCTACCACCTTTCGGGAGCTACCCTAGACAGCGCCACCATATTTTATTGTTAACGCAGGCCCATCCACCGCTGTATCCCTGCCCCGTAGGTTTATTACCTACACAGCTTCTTCTTCTCCATCATAGGGCTTGAGGGCGTCAACTAATATGGTATGTTTACGCCACTGCATATCATTCCACCGCACGCGATGTTCGTCGTTCACGAGAAAGCGCAACCATTCAGGCCACCCTTCTCGCTTGCCGTATTTCGATTGACACGCGGCGCATAAGACTTCGCGTCGGCTGCTCGTCGCTCGTTGGCACACTACGCAATGGTACAATGATATGCCCCCTACTCTCTATACGGATTTAGAGGGCCAAAAGTCAAGTCATTTTGCAACGAGTTTTTGACGAATATTACATAATGTGTCTGCAATGCACTGTTTGGACACTCCCAGTACCACCGCTATCTCTTGCTGATTATACCCCTCATTCAGCATACGCGCAATCTCGCGTTGCCTCGACGTTAGCGCGTCAAGGAGCTCGTCGGCAGACTCAGAGGCAATGAGAGTATCAATCATCCTGCTCTTCTTCGCGCGTCCCGCCGTGCCAATAGCATCCATAGCACCACTCGCCAGGAACCCCACTGCCATCACAACGAATGCCATGTTGCTTATCGAGAATCTTTACCCATGCTGCGGGTAACATTGCATCTGGCAATGTAAATAGCTTTTTATCCGCATTGCAGATATAAGTAGAGACTACGGTACGTTGTTTCATGGTTGCGCCGCCATCGCGATCAGGAAGGCGCGGCAGATAGCTAGTGGCGCGGTGTTGGCCTGTCCGCCGCGAAAGAGCGAGTCCCCACCGCTTCTCGCCGACAAAAAAACGGTGGCAGTCCAATTCTGCCTCTCCGAATTGTACGCGACACAGACGTAAAAGCACGACCGCATCACGACCAGGGCATCGTTCATGTCGGCAGAGGGATGCCACCATGTAACGCTCATTTGTGGCACACCCGCGTTGTCAACCCACATCGGGAACCCAATCTCATTGTTGGAGTGCCATCCCAACGCCTCGGTGACCGCGGCGTCCATCTCAGGGCCAGCGGGCAGCGCGTCGATCTGCTCAGGCGTCAGCATAAGCCGCCTCATTGCATGCGGCGCAAGCGCCGGCTATGGTGCAGTATCCGAAAACAAATGCCTCTGGTCTATCCATCACTGCCCTCCCGAAGAAGGGGCACTCCCGCGTGCCGTGCTTTGACCAGTCCGCGACCGGCACATCGGCCGGCAGGTCAAGGGCGTTGCGCAACGCTTGGATCGCTGTCTCTGGGTCAACCGCGATTTCCCCCGGCCGGCAGAATATCCAGTGCTGGTCATCATAGCCAACCAGCGCCCGCGCCGCCGTCTCGATTCGCTCAGCTCGTGTCATGGCTCATTCTCCCTTCTCGCATGGCGCGAGCAGCCCCCAACCCGCGCCATGCCAATACGCAAGTGGCTACGAATCTTCGTCCTGTGATACGCTAATCCCCTCAAGCGCCGCGATGTACTCCAAGAAGTGCTGGCTCCATCCCGCGATCTCAGCAGTCCATACCCCATCGTAGTTCACGCCATGCGTATGTGCTCCCACGTCGATGATGTAGTTGCGCTCACCGAACGGGGCAGGAACGCGCTTGCCGGGATAGTCGCAGTCCTGGGAGTCAGAGAACACCATGATACGAGCGGGCTTGCCTTCGCTATGTGCCTTGATGTATTCAAGGCACTGTCTCGTGAAGATGCCGCCGCCGCCCATACTGTTGAGCGCGTTCTGGATCTGATCTGCCAGAGCAAACCCGCGATAGGATTTGAGTTGCACCGTGTTGTGTAGATGCCTGAAGTCGTCCCCGGCCGTCACCCAAATGTCCACGTGCTCGCACATTTCAGCGGCCAGCATCGCCATCGCCGCAGCAGCATCTAGGCGCGTCATGTCGCTCTTGTCACTGAGCGCGGCCCGCATGGAACCAGACACATCCACGACGACTACAGAACGTCCGGGGAGTTTTTGCTTCATGGAAAGGCCACGCAGCATCAGGTCTTCCAACTCACGCGTCCACTCCGGCGCGTATCTTGCAGCCGCCATGTAATTGACAGGAAGAAGCCACTTGGGGTTGATCGTCTCAAAGCCGCGCTCGATGACCCCGCGGCTGACTTTCGCTTCCTTCATGTTACGCAAGTTCCGCACGAAGGCCAGCGCACCCAGCTTCTTCTCGCCGATAAGCCGTTCCCACGTCGCCTTCTTATCTGCGCCAGAGGACAACGCGACCTCCCAAGTGTCCGGCGTCGGAAGCGTATTCTCCGCGATCTGCTTGTACAGTTCTTCGCGTTCCTGGGTGGGCTTCGGGTGCACCATAAAGAGCACGTCCCTCAGCTTAACCGCCGCGTCGTCCTTCTTGTACTTCCCGAACTCGTAGGCGTTGAACTGCCCGAACGCCACGGCGAGTCCGAGCTTGACCTGCTTTGCCAGCGGACATTTGCCGTCACGCCAATAGAGGGCCAAAAAATCGCTCAGTTGATCGGCCCGCGTGATGATCTTGGGGAGAAGTCCCCCCAACAGTATGCAGTATTCTGGAAGCCGGGCCATCTCGCGCGCGATGAACAGCGGGACGTGACGAAGCCCCTGATTACAACGCGCCTCAATGGCGATGTCGAACACCGTGCCGGCAGGAACTTGCGGAATCAGATTCTTAATCTCATCCGCGACGAAGACGCCTGTCTGGTAATACTGATCTTCCCATAACAGATTTGCCATGACCGCGCGACGCAAAAGGGACTCGGCATCCTGCTTGGCTGCGAATGTTCCGTAGCCGCCAGCTAACCGAGTCCCCCTGTCCAACCGATAGTCCTTCGCCTTCTCGTTGACCTTCATGTTTTTCTCCTTTCAGTACCGGGGGAACGAACAGATCGGGTTTGTACTTTCCGAAGAAGTATCCCAATCCTACACCACCCGGACGATACGCTCATTAAGCTGGGGAACGGACGGAAAGAGTTACGGTTAGCACCCTACCCGAAGGCTAGGGAAGCCATCTTGCAGAAAGAAGTATCTCTTTCCTACACCACCAGCTTGTTGTTAAAGATGTCGGGGAACAAGCGGCGACGGGTATGTTTTCGCTTATCATTTACAGTGATATGAAGTACCCGTAACCTACGCCACCGACAATATCATTGTACCACGGGGAGCATTAGAAGTCAAGGGGTTGCGGTAAACAGAACCTTAAATTTTCATCACCCCCCTTGACTTTTGTATGACATTATTATAGAATGAGTGCGGAGGTGAGAAATGGAGCCGACTTACGGAATAGTAACCCATGCGGATTCAAGTTCGATTATAGTTAATGACCTGCACGACATCCCGCCAGTCGGGACACACGTGCTGGTCTCGTGGACAGACGACCACGTTTGTCCGAAGTTGACCCAGGAACAGCAGGAACGCGCCAGTCTGGGAATCGTGGAGGGCCAGTGGATTATGCAGCTTCTTGGAAGGGATGGTTTGTGGTGCGATTCGTTTGACATCGTGGCATGTCCGTTCTGTGGGGAGAAGTTGCCATGAGACACACGATCAAGGGCCGGGTCGAAAGCGATGAGCAAGGCCGCTATATCTCGTCAGGGGAAATGCCCGACACTGGTACAGAGGTTGAGGTTTCTTGGGACGAACCCAAAGAGCCGCACAACTACAAGTACGAGCCTTCGGGAAGCAAAATACAGCCTATCTGTTATGCGGGGGGCCGTTCATATCCCGTGGTACTCTGTCCGTGGTGTGGAGAGAGGCTATCATGAGAAGGCTGAAGATCGGTGGGAGCAGAATCAACGCAGAGCACATCGTTGCCGCTAACGGAAACATCCAGTATGTAGACATCGTCTTTGCGAACAATGGATTGCTCACGCTTACCGACGAAGAAGCTGAAGCCTTCCTGTGGTGGTGGGACACCTACCCCATTACCAGGAGCACTTTATGCATTGATGTGGTTGAGGCATATCGCGCAGTGAAGAAGCCAGACGTGACGCCAGGCGATTCAGACGACGACGACATTACCCTAGAGGTGGATTGGTGTGATGGAATGGGAGATCAATAGGAGAAATCAATGACTAATGCAATCGTGAAGGTAGACCCGATTCTGATGCCGCAGACCCTTGCGGCCGTGATGGAACTGAGCGAGGTGCTTGCTAAGAGCGGCATTCTGCCAAGTTACCTGAACACGCCGTCGAAGGTAGCAACGGTTATCTTGGCTGGACGCGAGTTCGGACTGTCGGCAATCCAGTCAACCAAGCTGATCTTCGTAGACACAAAGGGTAGGTGGGGTATGATGACGGCGCTAATTGGGGCGCGCATCTTTCATCTGGGCCATTCCTATGAGGTCAAGGAACTCACCGTAGAGAAATGCACCATCGAGTTCACTCGCAAAGGACATGCCCCCGTATCCTATACCGTGACCATAAAAGAGGCTCATGAGGGCAAATGGGATTCGGATTGGGACAACTCAAAGTCTGAGTGGAAGACTAAGGCAACGTGGCGCTCCTATCCCCGTGACATGCTATTCAATCGCTGCCTTGCGATGGGTGCCCGCAAGTTCATGCCAGACATCTGCGCGGGGTTCTATACGCCAGACGAGCTTGGAGTGTCAACTGCCGTTACCGATGAGGGCGAAGAGATGGTGGACGGCGAGTGTAGACCAGTCCCAGAACCCGTCGGGGGAGACGAACCATCCCCCAAGACCGAGCCGGAACCCAAGTCGGAACCGCAGGAAGCATCCGATCTGACAACGCGTGGCGCAAGGCTTACCGCATTGCAAGACGTCCTGAAGCGGCTCGCGGGATTTGACCCCCAAGAGCATGGCCCCTACTGGGCACGCAACCACGTGGCGAAGCATTACAATAAGAAAGCTAACTCTGATCTCACTGACCTGGAAATCAATGAGTTCTACGAAGAAGCGCTCGGCATCCTCGCGGGCGTACAAGAGCAACTAGCGAAGGAGGCTGGTAATGTGGCATAAGGTGATGATTCTCGGTCGGTTGGGTGGCGATCCCGAAATGAAGTACACCGCGGAGGGCACGGCGGTAACCAATTTCTCGGTCGCGGCGAACCGCGGCGGGGACAAGCCCCCTGTCTGGTTCAGGGCATCGTGTTGGGAGAAGCAGGCCGAAGTAGTCAACACGTATCTGCACAAGGGCGATAGCGTCTTGATTGAAGGCAGCCTTGTCTCAGATGAAAGCGGAAGCCCGCGCGTGTACAAGAAGAAGGACGAGACTTACGGCGCGTCGTTCGAGGTCTACGTGGACAGGATTGTGTTCGCAGGAAAGGCAGCAGATCATGAAGACTGAAGTGGAGCAACGGTTAGATGCACAGGGGAAGACTATAGAGTCGCTTGGCAATCGTCTTACGCGTGCCATCAACGAAATCGACAGTGAACTGGTGCGACAACGCGACTCGGCGGCGGCCACGCTGCTTGACCACGAGAAGCGGATCGTGCTGCTGGAAGATGTCCAGAGCCATCAGGCGGAGTCGTGGGAGAAGTGCCTTGCCGAGTTGCGTGAAGAACTGGGCCGCAAGATTCGCAGCGAAGCGATGGGCACAGAGAAGGTATTGGTGAATCACGAGGGGCGACTCAATGGTTTGGAAGCGCCAGAATTCGACCCGCGCGATGACTTGCGGCCGACGGTGGTAGGCGATTGCGTGGTGGAAACGACAGCGCGCGATAAGGGCGTCTGGCAAACAGTTGTTCGGCGTAACGATAGATGCAAGGGGCTAACCTATTATCACAACCCCGAAGAGTGGCATACGCTCTTTGTGCAGATGGTGCGCTTCATCCAGGAGAAGTGACATGGAACGCGAGCTGACCGATCAACAAAGGTTAGTAGACGCGCTGGCTAAAGTGTGCCAAAGGGACTGGCACATCAGGGGGCAGGCGGCCCTCTTGGGGAAGTTCGCATCTCAACTTATTAAGGCAGGGTATACCCCTGAAGATGTGGAGCAGTTCGGGACGTGGTGGTACAAGAATGACTGGCGTGGAAAGCGAGGCGACCCGCCAGCGCCGTACAACGTAGCGGAGTGCATCGGTCGCGTCGCGAAAATTGACTACAATGCAGGATGGGCGATATAGGAGAAAGAAGATGAATGGATTGAAGGGGATAATTGAAGTGTTGCGCGAAGATGTCGGAGAAGATTTCGCCAACTCGTGTGACCACCCGTATGATTGCAAATGTGACTCGTGCCGTCAGTGGTGGCGTGACATGGGGCCTGACCCAGATACTGATGCTTACGGCCCGTTCACGAAAGAGGAGATTGAGGGGTAAGATGTACAAGAAGAACGTGGTAATTGAGAAGAGTTACGGCGCGACCCTAACTGTTCACATGGACAAGGGTGTTGCCGAGAAGGTGAAAGCGGCTCCGTGGACTGACGGTTGCTACCATCAATGGTGCGACGTGTACAGCGTGTACGCATGTCCACGCTACAACATCGAGGAGATCATCGCGCAAATTAAAGAGTGGGCGAATGGGAATACCACAGATTCCGTGACAAAAGATGCCGATGTAGTCTTGTGGCAGTCGGGCATTCCGCATACCTTCGGCTTGGTAGCTGACACGGACGCGGCACGCGAGATAGCCGATTGCCTATCTGGCAATGCGCGTTTGTCACCAGTGTACGCAACGCCGCGAAACTTCACCCTAGAGTCTCCTGGATGGTATTCAACGGCGGATGCCACCGGTGTCGTAGCCAAAAAGTGCGCGGAGCTTGGCCTATCGTTCAGGTATCAGCCTAAACAATAGCAATCCCGCTCGTGACGGCGAAAGCCATACGTATAGACGGCGGGTATTGCTAGGGGCGGCCGGTTGGATGAGACAACCATCGGGATTAAAACCGACGACCGCGTTTGAATCGCAACGCCCCGCTTGCCCCACGGGGGATAATTTGCCCAGGTCAGCAGGGCCAAGTTAGCTGACAAGTGCTGCGACCGAGACGGCGTTGACACCCAACCTCGGTAAATGGAGACAGGGGGCGTGCCGGGGTAACACGCCCCCACACAAATAGGAGAGTACCATGCACAACGCAGAAGGGGATGTTGCGCGGCTGTTACTGATCTTGTTCGTTGGCGTCATCGCAGTCATCGTCATTGCCGCGATGCTGTCTTACTACGGCGTTACGCCATGAAAAAGCCTATCAAGTGCGTGTTCTGCGGGAAGGAACTGGGTTTCGGGCAACGGTTCATAAATGCCTGGTTAGGTGCATGGGAATGCCATCCGCGTTGCCCCGAAGGTGAAGCGTGGCGTGCAGAGAACACCATTAAGGCGAAGGGATTCGTGTATCTGAAGTCAGACTGGGAGAAGATCAAGGAGCGGGAAGATGCTAAGCCGGCATAAACTGCGACTGACATACGGAGCGCGCGTGAAGCCAGACGCCGTAGAAACACTTGAGATTGTTCAATGCGACCCGTGGTCGATGGTAAAGCTTGGCGCTGTATACAGGGGGATGGGCCTGATGGCATACGGATTCTCAAAGCGACACTGGCGTGATGAACCTAGCGTAGAGGGTGATCGACGCGCTCGTGGTCGGGCCGAAATCAGCCTTATGCGCCAGATGGAAAAGATGGATCGACAAGATGAAATCCCGTTCTAGGCGCATACGAATACAGAAAGGACTACCCATGCAAATCACATTATTGTCAATGGCAAAGGGCGGAGCGACAGAACTCATGATCGAGTGGGCTGCTGCTGGTAACGACATTCCGCCAGACGACCGCGTAGACCTGACGCTCTACGATGACAGAACTCCCGATGCCGCGTGCCCGTTCATCTGCGTGAGCCTCAAGGAACTGCACGCCGCGGTGGTCGCTATGTGGGAAGAACGAAAGGCGGAGAAGAATGGGCTGTGATGTCTACGATGTCGAAGGGACTCAGATACGATTCTCTGAGGATGACGGAACGGTCGGGTGTCTCTGTACGTTTCCACACAATGACGATGAAACAGTAAGCCTCGACAGGATTGAGTCGCTTGCCCTACTCGGAGCGGCGGTAGTTCTCCTACATCACGGCATCTTAACGGGGCCAGTCTACTTGCCCGTTGAACTGCCAGGCTGGATTCGTGCGGGTGTGGCAGATACCTTGTGGGGGAAGAAATGAACCGTAACCTGACAGTGAGCGTGCGGCTAACGCGAGAGGAATGGACAAGCTTGTGCCGCATCGCAGCGGAGAATGACATAACCTTGTCGGAGGTCGTACGCGCGGCAATCGCGCTGATGAGAAGTCCTATCGCAGAGGTGAAGGGGTGAATGCGCTAATCATGGCTCTTCTCAAGAAAGAGGTAGAAGCGAACCGCCGCCTTGACGATGAGGGCCCGATGCAGACGCAATACGAAGGTATGGAGAACGTAGAGGAACCTCCTAAGAAGAAGCGCACGCGTGAGTGTGAACTTGAGTTCGAGACACAACGCGTTATTGCCGGGTTGCCAGAACCAGAGCACAACTATCTGTGGGATAAGCCTGATAGCAAGCGGCACGTAGACTATGCGTTTGTACCGGAGCGCGTAGCGGTTGAGGTGAATGAAGAAACGGCGCACGGAAAGTGGCGCAAACAGGAACAAGATGCCCGTAAGGGAATAGACCTGCTGCTGAGGGGATGGGTACTATTGCGGTTTACGGGCACGATGCTAAAGAACGATCCTGGCTATTGCATGGATGCGCTGCGCAAAGTCCTAGAAGAAAGGTGGTAATGATATGCAGTCCTCAGAGGAACTTCAGTACGCAATCGTTAGCGCGGTCTACGCGCGGGGGTATGATGCGGGAGACGCGCCACGCCAGCTTGTGAAGATGCTCGAAGAGATCGCTGAACTCTCAGAGGCGTTTGATGTGGAAGCCCCGCGACTTGAGAAGCAGGCAGGATGCCTCTACTGCAATGTTGGCGCAATGGGTGAGGAGGCACGTGAGCTTTTCGATAGCAAAGAAGACTGCGGATTCGTGCGGGACGCCAACGCGGCAATCCATGAACTCAAGGACATGATGGTGACTGTATGCTGTCTGGCCCACGCGCTTGGAGTTGACGACATCTTGGCGGAGGCGGCAACAAAGGCCGCACAAGACCTGAAGCGCGGTAGGAGGGGGGAGAATGAACATTCATAGGGTGCGAATAGGACACGCGTGCAATTCATCGTCGTCGCATAGCATTATCGTCGTCAAGGAAAGGCCGTACCAACTGGGGAGCCATGATTGCATGTCCTTCGGATGGGAGAGTTTTGTCCTCACCGATAAGGACGCCAAGCGCCGCTACATGCTGGCGCAGTTGTATTCGGCGTTGCAAGGACATATCGGGGTAGATATGGCCGCTTATGTGGTAGCACAGATGGCCGGCGAGAAGTACGCGGGGGATGAAATTGACATTGGCCTTGACCACCAGTCGTGCATCAACATCCCGCTTCGAGCAGATGCATGGGGCCGGCGGAATCAGTTGAATTACGCGTTCTGGTCTGAGCTATACGATTTCGTCATGCGCGATGACGTGGTGATCGTCGGCGGGAACGACAATGAACCCGAAAGTAAGCCCGTGGTCGAGGGACGCGAGTTCATTATCCCGATGCTCACTGATGCACCGAACGGCATTCTGGCGCGGCACGATGCGTTGGGATTCTGGTCACTCTATGATCCGTCCAGTGGAAGTAAGATGTGGTTCAGCATGGGCGGGGATAGGCAATTCACCTACACCAGCGTGCCAGAGCTTGTGGACATCAAGATCACTGACTACTGCAAGTATGGGTGCCCGTTCTGTTATCAAGATAGTTCTGATAAGGGTAAGCCCGCGTCATTCAAAGACATCGAGACCATCGCGAGAGAACTCGCCCATATCGGCACATACGAAGTGGCAATCGGAGGCGGAGAACCCACTACTCATCCAGACTTCATCAGTATACTCAAGGAGTTCAGGCACAATGGCATCACTCCCAACGTGACAACTAACAACCCGAAAGTGCTCGACAATGCCGAGGTTGTGTCTCTCGTGGGGCGTATCGCCTTGTCCGTTAGTGGTTACACACGGGGCGCCGCATGTTCATTGGCGTCGAGAGAGGACAAGCTCGCCTTTCAGGTGGTCGATCAGACGGTGGATGATTACGCGGTCGGCGGTATCATCGCGGTGGCGAACGCGCTACACATCCCGATTACGTTCTTGGGACTGAAAACATCGGGGCGCGGTGCAAAGTACAGACCGTTGAAATACGACGTGGGCCTTGCTCCGTATATGGCATCTGTTCGTCGCCTGTCCGTAGACACGGTGTTCGCCAAGCAATACGCGTCGGAAATTGCGGGCCTGAAAGTCAGCCCCAAGCTGTTTGCCACAGAAGATGGCATGGACTCCATGTACATCGACGCCGTTGCGATGACGGCGCGTAAGAATAGCTATGAGCCAGGAACGGAATATAAGCTGCAAGGTACCATCGACATCAAAGCCGTGTTCGCGCAAATACACAACGAAATGGGATTGACATATGCCGACGGAACAGACTAGTTTCGAGGAACGGCTAGAAACCAATCGCCGTAGCCCGCTGTGGGGCTGGCACACTTCAACGGAACACTGTAGGGAGGGAGAGGGATGGTAATGGGGCGCAACCTTATCGTCGAAGCGGTGAAAGAACGGTATCTGCAAGGCGAGCCGGCGCACGAGTTGGCATGGCAGATCATAAAGATGACCGAAGGGATCTATAGGGCGGGGGCCGGAGTTGATGCGGATTGGTGCATGCACGACGATGATCTGCTTTCGCTGTGGTGGAATGATCTCTTTGATGCCGCCCAGAGTGCCATTGACCTTTTCGATAATGATACCCACTATGGGGACATCACCGTGCAAAAGCGCGATATCCCCGCAGTGCGTTCCGAACTTATCGACGTCGCGGTGGTGCTGGCCTGCGCGTGGGAGTTGTGTCGGCAGATCGACGGCGACGAGACATTGCTGGACGTGGCAGCGCTGGCGAAGGCGCGGGGGGATGTCGAGAGGGGGATGCGGGGCGATGGGAACGAGTAAGATCGAGTGGCTGGCCGGGTCGGATGGGAAGCCCGGCATGGTCTGGAATCCGACAACCGGCTGCACGAAGATCAGCCCCGGCTGCAAAAACTGCTATGCCGCGCGCATGGCGAGGCGGCTGGCGGGACGATATGGCTATCCGGCCGGCGACATCCCGGAGGGAGAGAGAGTGAGAGAATGATAAACGAGTTACATGTCTACGGGCAGGGCGCTCCACATGATGATGTGGTAATCGTGGGGACGCTTGAAGCATTTGATGCGCTACGCGTAGCACTTAGGCGGTTCTTTTTGACGGGCGTGAATGTGCCGGGATTCTTCACGGCAGATGGCGAGGGCTATGTGGTCAAATTGCGCTGCGTGGATGGGGCCACACTGGATACGCTCCCGGCCACATACACCGATGATGCCTTTGAGACGCGGGGAGAAGATCCGCGCTGGGGCGTGTTCGCGCAATTGGTGGACATGTTTTCGTGACGCGCTACGACTCCGCGACTGTCGAGACCGAGGTGCCAGCGCGCGCTGGAGGAGAACATGCGAGTGTGCCGATGTGAGGCGGCGATGCCGCACGCCGCGCCGGTGGTCGTGGCGGGAGAGTTGATCGTGATGAGGGTGGAGGATTGGAGGGGGACAGAATGAAATGGTATTGGAAGTTGGCGGTGGTTTCGGGCGCGGTGTTGTGGGCAATGCTCTGGTATTGGGCTGGCGCGGCAGATGGCTTGCGGGAGGCGCGGCTGGCAGACGGTACATCGCCAGCCGCCGTGACGCCGGACGCGCTTGCGACCGCTATCAACGTCGCGGTGCGGACGCCGTACCCGACACCGACGCCGCAGACTGAGCCACGGCGCGTGGTGCGGTCGATCTATAGCGAGAAGGGGGTATTTGGTTGTAGCGGGTGGGTATGGACAATTGTCCCTCTACCCACAGATGACAAGTTCATGCGTCCCTTCCGCATGTTGAAGCGCGAGTATCCCCCCGATTTTGTCGGCGAGGGGTATCAATACTACGTGTCGAGCAACCCCTTGTGGGACTGTAGCGCGATGAAGCGCGCGATTGAGGAGGCAACACGGTGACACCTGAACAAATCCTGATGGCGTGGCTGCGCGAGGGCGGGTGGAGGCCAGGAGTATTGAACATGTCGTGGACATCCTATCCGCACGAGAATTTGTCTCTACTCGATGCCTGTGAGATTCAGGGCTATCGAGAGCGCGGCTGGCCGATAGCAGAGAGCATACAAGCCATTGTCCGCGCTGTTAGCGCCCCTCGCGATGCAGAAGAATAGCGATGGCTGGTATAATCTGGACGAAGACGCCCGATGGATTGTTGTGCCCACACTACGCTGACAACATAGACGGCCTTACCGCTAAGTATCCTGGCGTACCAGAGATGGGCTTGGACTGGACGCTAGACACGTTTCCGGGAGATAGAGCGGCACTAGAAAAGACGCGGGCACTTCTGGATAGCGATAGGTGGGTTCTACTCAACGGGAACTACGGAACCGGTAAGACTGGACTGGCAGTGTGCATCTACAGGGATGCGATAGATAGACTCGTCGCGAAATATGGCGAGGCAGCCGTCATCATAGGATACTACGAGAACAACCAACACGTGTTGATTGACGAGCCGCAGTTCTGGAACGTCGATGAACTCCTGTCGCAACACGCGAAGTCATGGCACAACGAAGACCTGATCGACCCGCTAGAGAGACTTAAGACGCGCTGTCCCCTGTTAGTCCTGGATGGGGTCGGAGAGACGACTTACCCCGACACCCTCAGAGACGACTTGGCACAACTGATCGGGCAACGTTACACGCGATGGAGAACACTGAGAACCGTGATGACAAGTAACTGGCGATTGCCCGACTTCAGCACGAAGTTGGGGGATTGGTCTGCAAGTAGGCTGAAGGACGTGTGCGAAGTCATTACACCCAGAGAAAGGTTGAGGAAATGAAAGCGTGCAAGGCGTGCCAGCATAGCACATACCAGCCCGGCCCAACGTTCATGGCTGACTTGTGGATATGCGAGGTGTATGGAGATGAAGATGGCGTGCTTGTAGCCGGAGATGAGTATTGCGATAGCTACGAAGAGCGGGAGGAGTAATGCCACGCGGGGGAGAGCGCGCGCGCTGGACACAAGAAGAAGTCGATCTGGCACGCGAGCTATATAAGACGATGGGCCCGGATGAGATCGCGGTGCAGATGGGACGCGGGCGTTCGTTCGTGGCGAAGGTCGTAGCGGGGTACACGCCGCCGTATCTGCTAGAGGAAGACGATGAAGTGAGACTGACGCCGTTTAATCTGTTGGCACCGAGGGCACAAGCATATCTCAGGAGGATGCTGGAATGGTAGACGAACTACAGGCAAAAGTCGAAGGGTTGAGGAAGGCACGGGCGGTATTGGCTCGCCGCGTGGAGGATGCGGCTGAAGTGAAGGCCGGGCTTGAGGCGACATTTGAGTGGAGGGCCAACGAAGCCTGCAACTACGAAGTTAGTGTCGCCAAGCAAGAGGTTGAAAATTACGAGGCTGACGTGCGGGACTGTGCATTAGCGATGCACGCGGAGACCGGCAACACAAAGTTCGCTGGCGTAGCGATCAAGATGATGACGAGGCTCATCTACAGCGCCGAAAGGGCAACGGAATGGGCGCGGGTCTACGCGCCGGCAATGATGATCTTGGACAAGAAGTCCTTTGAGGCGGCGGCGAAGTCTGGTGCCATGCAGATGCCGGTAGAGTTGTGGAAGGAGCCGCATGTGTACATTGACAAAGACTTGGGCGAAGTAGCGGGGTAGAGATATGAAAGGGGAACCGATGACTGAGAAAGAGATCAGGGAAGAGATTGCAGCTTTTCTAGAAGAAATAAGAGAAACCGTTACCAATGTTCTTCTTCTTGGCACTGACGGTTTCTTTCTCAGGACTGGGAAACTCAGCGAGGGCGGGTTCCTTGACAACGTGGACGTAGACCTATTTCTTCAATTAGCAAACTCCTCCGGGCTAGACTGGACGCGCGACGAGATTCTTGAGTTGACGGGATGGAAGTTGCGATAGACGCAGAACGCCCCTGATTTCTCAGGGGCGTCGGTGACTACTGCGGCGGGGTGACTACATTCTCTTTCTTGCTCACAGCGTCAATGATAGCGTGAATAACCTGCGAGCCAGAGCCGAACGCGACGGCTGTGACGATCTGGCCGGCGACTGGCGCAAGGCCGAAGATCGGCAGCATGTTGAGTCCAGTCAGTCCGCCCAGGACAGAGCCGATCACGAGGTATACGAGTCGCTTCAAGTTGGGGTTGACGCCGCCAGGAATGAGCGCGATAATCGGCTCACCGACGGCCTCAAGCAGGCGCTCGATAACAAGCGCACCAATCAACACGATAGAGAGAGCATCCCAGTTCATTATAGTTATCCTTTCACATTGGGGGTTCACTTGAAAATAGACACGATTCTGGCGGCTCACCATTCTCAATGGGAGCGCCCTTGACGATGAGCGGCAGGCTAACCTTGATGCGACGATAATGCGTGGCGATGCCGTTCTCGGTAAGGGTAAGGGTATCGCCGCGACGCCCAAGAAATACATCGCTCATCTAGCGAAGAAGAAGCCTACAATGATGTCGATAAGTGAGGGCTTGGTGTCCTTCCAGACCCCGAAGAACGACCAATGGTTGTTCAGGGGCATCCCAAGACCCACTAGCACGTCACCATTGAGCGGATACCAGATGTATGGCCCCTGTCCATTAGCGGGGTTCCAGTTTTGTCCCGCCATAGGCAAATTGGCCCACCCGTCAGCTTCGGGGGTTCTCGATGCGACACCGCCATTCTGCATCACGAAGGTCTTGTTGAGAACATTACCGCTCGCATCCAGGCAGCGCCCAAAGACATGGTGATCGCCACCGAGCGTATCAAGTTGCCACTGATGCGCCCAATCTGGGACGTCCCAAGAGCCATTCTGGGTCACCCAGGCGGCGATAAGTTTATACCGCGCTCCATCGACGCGCTTGACCGTAACGCCGATACTATCCAGCTTGCTATCCCACAAGATTGAGACTGGCGTTGCAGTAGCCGGAGGGTAGGTCGGGGTTGCTGTGGGCTGAATCGTGGCGCATGGCGTACACGGCGGGCCGATGGTGATGGTACACGCGACAAGCGCAATGCAGATAATGGACAAAAACGCGATATTACGGAAGCGAATCATAGAGAACTCCTGTGTGCAGTTAGTTAAGAAAAGTGTAACGAATTGCTCACAAAGTATTGACATTCACACGGGGATGTGATATACTAAAGATGTCACAGTTAAGTCGGCTACGGCTGACACCGGGGGGCCTCGCGAGGCCCCCTATTATAATTCTGGTACAAGGGGAGGGCGATGAGAAAACACGAGAAAATAGAAGATGGTTTCTGGGAAAAGGTGACAAAAACGCCAGATTGTTGGGTGTGGCACGGCTCACAAAATAAGCAAGGATATGGTAACTTCTGGTATTCTGGTAAATGCTTGAAGGCGCACAGGGCGTCATGGATGATGGCGTATGGAGAGATACCATCCGGCCTAGATGTGTTGCATAAGTGTGATAATCCGGCGTGTGTAAGGCCAGAACACCTATTCTTGGGTACGGATGTAGATAATGCTAATGATAGATCGCGCAAGGGCAGGTCTAAGCCGAGAAAAGGAGAGACAAACGGAAACGCAAAACTCACCGAACAAGATGTGGCTGAGATTCGCAGCATTGGCGGTAACAGACATGCCCTTGCTAAGAAATATGGGGTTTCAGATAGTCTCATTAGTCATGTGATAAACAGAAGGATATGGAGGCACGTGCCATAGCACGACATATTACAATGCATTCTTTCTTCTGTATACATAAAAACTGAGCACATCCCGCGCGGGGTTAGCCATCGGGCGCACTTCACCGAACCACGGGTCGATACACTGGTCGTTTTCAATCATTAGGACGTAGTGCTCCCTTTTGTCATTACGCACGCCCCGCCAATCATCTACCTTGCAGATAACAGGACGACCCTCTTCGATATGCTTATGGAGCTTGTCCATTGGAGCAGGCTCATCGAAGCATGTACCAGAGTCATAGACCGTGATGGGAGCCACGCGGCCGACGGCGAACCAGGCAAAGAGGTTCTTCTGTTCGTATCCGCCAACATATTCCAAGAGCACATCTAGCTCATTCGGCCACAAGTCTGCGCCAAAGTAGTTGGCAACCATCGTGATAACGGTCAGCAGGCACCCGGCCTCTCCGATGGTAAGGTTGCTTGTACCAAGAAGGCGCTCGGCCCACTTGGGATCACGCTGCGAAAGGGGAGTTATGTTCATGCTCAAATCTCCACATGAATAGGGTTGCTGTCTGCTCCAGGGGTAATGATAATCTTGGCCCTATAGTCAACCGCTCTACCAATATCGCCCGTTGCAAGGCATCATTGACTAAATCCACATTGACCAGTCCGTATGCTCTAACGAGAGGGCGTGCCCGTATCCATTACGAATCACTACAAAGCCCGCGCACCAAGCGGGGTGTCTGGTCGTGTTCTCCACCTTGTACAATGTCCTGGTCACATCGCGGCAGTGGCCCCCATCGAGTGCCGAGTGTCTCCCATCCTTCGTTATCGAGAATGACAGCAGGTGCGTATGCGCGGCGACTACGTTGACGTTCTCTATCTCGGCGATGTCCCTTGCCAAAGCACCCGGAACCTTGCTGTAGTTCTTGGGGTGACAGATAAGCCATTCTTGCTTGTTGCTCGTGAGGTACATACGAGAGTACGGGGTAGTGACTACGCCAGGGAGGTCGCTCAAGAGAAAGTCGGCAGTAAACTCACCGCGCGTGCCCCATCGCAACCGTCGGCAATGGTTTCCACTAACGACATAGATATGCGAGAACCAGTCTGCTAGAGACGTGATGACCTTGCGGGCTAGTTGCACGTCCTCTTGTGCGGTAGTAGCCGGCGATCTAGCTCCAATGGGATGATTACTCAACCCATCTGCCGCGACGGTATCTCCATTGATGATAAGCGTCTTGATGCCCTGCTTCTTGCCAACGGCACGAGCAAGTTCTAGCACTTCAGCGGAATGATCCGGTATTTCCAGATCGCCAACGATTAGGGCGTTGCCCTTGATCCTGAGAAGTTCCAGGGTATATTGGGGGGTCTGACTGATAGGAATGGGCGGGGGAAGGTGCTGTGCCCTGTAGCGGATACGTCTCTCGGTACTCGTAGAGTGCTCTAGGTCAAGTGCTTCGTAGTCTACACCACCGTAACTGGCCGTAAGGTACTGCGCGACCGCCGTATCCTTCTCTTCTTCCGTTAGGTCGCCCCACGATCTAGGCAAACTTTTCCTCCATGATAGTCTACGCAACGATAGTAACGCTACACGCTATCAGTATAGCATAGACCCATGCAAAAGTCAATAGGTTATGTCGAACCCAGAAACTTGGAGAGCAAATACGCCAAACTGATGAACACGAAAAGGTGAGCCAGCGTAAGCCAGTCACGGAACGCGGGCGCGTAGCCAGGAAAGACTTGCCGGATGTAGTTGTGCAGCGCCATCCCCAAGTTATTCACGAACACGGCCAGCAGAATCAAGCCTACAGATGTTTTGACCTCATCGTTGCGAGCGCGTCGAAAGAAGATGATTGCGGCGACTGCGGCAAGGAGTGTGTTGACGACGAGCAGCGCGCCGCCGATGGTGTCTGCGATCATATCTACTCCTTCATGGCTTCCTTAACCTTGCTCACCACTGAGTTCGCGAACAGTTCGCTACATGCCCTTACTTCTGTGGAAAAGTCCGCGATTTCTTGGAACAACCGTTTACGCGCGGCCCTCCAATCTGTCATTATGCTCTCGTCGCGACCAGTAATCTTAGTAATCGTGCTCATTCTTTAACACCTTGCAGAACATCTCTTTCAGGTCTTTCATCGCCTCCGCGTACTGAAGCATCGCCGCCGTATTCTCTTTGATGATCTCCGTCCGCTCCTTCGAGTCCTCCCGCAACGCCTTCCACAGCTTCGCTTCCAGGTACAGGAGCACGATGATTACCAGTCCGAGTGCTCCCGTGTCGATTAGGCTCTTGATTGTCGCGTCCACCTATACTCTCCAACTGCTTCAACACTTCAATGAACGCTTCGCTGCGTCCCTTGAAAATCAGAGATTGCTCGTAATACCCCTGCGCTTGTTGCGCTAACCACTGTTTCATAGTTCAACCTTACCCACGTCAATCTTACCATCGTCCACCGCCCACAACTCGCGCGCCTTGTCCGGCGTCAAATCCTTCTTACAGATGTGCGCCTTCAGGCACACATAAGTCACCTTCCCATAGACGCGTTGCCATTTCGCGTCCACCTTCTCGCCGGCGACCCACTCCAACACCGCCGGCGCATCGGCCTTCCACGTCACAAACAGGTCTGGCACGTCTGCCGGCGCGTCTTTCGTCCGCGCGTGCGCCTGCCGCGCAATCACCATATCGCCGGCGTAACTGTAGACCTCGCCGGCCTCGACGCGCTGGCCGACAGCGGGTAGTGGCTTGTACGTCCCCGCCGCGCCCTTCGCCGCGGCCAGGAACGCGCTCTCGCCCTCGCCGTACAGCGTCTCGTAGGCCGGATTCACGCCGGTCAACTCACCCACATTCGTGATGCCGTCCGTTTCGATTTTGCCCGCCAGGCGCACTATCCAGCGCGCCGGCTGTGACTTCGGGAGAATCGTTGCCATTGTATGTACCTCGGCCGCCCTAAACCGTGAAAGTCACCGTCGTCCAGTGCTTGCCCGACACGTTACACCCATCGTTGACCAACTCGTGCGCGGTCTCCTTGCCCGGCGTCGCGCCCGTCACCGGGCAACTGGCCGCGGCCTGATACGTTCCGCTCGGCGCGGCGTTCGTGCCAGCCACATTGATCGTGCCGGCCGTGCCGGTGCGTGTGGCAAAGCCGTTCCAAATGTCGAGCAAGATGGCATCTACAGTTGCCTGTGATAGTCCCAACCCATCACAGCGAATTGTCGTCGCCGCAGCCCAGGCGAACATGCAGTTTGCCGCGAATGTGTAGGACGAGCCGCCCGCTGGCATGGCGTACAGTACCCAGGTCGTCGGTCGCCACGCCACCATGTCCGCGCTCGCGATGTTGTATGTCCCCGCTGGCATGGCGAACAGATACCAGCTCGTCGGTTGCCACGCCACCATGTCCGCGCTCGCGATGTTGTATGTCCCCGCTGGCATGGCGAACAGATACCAGGTCGTCGGTCGCCACGCCACCATGTCCGCGCTCGCGATGTTGTATGTCCCCGCCGGCATGGAGTACAGTTGCCAGTACACCGGTCGCCACGCCACCATGTCCGCGCTCGCGATGTTGTATGTCCCCGCTGGCATGGCGTACAGTACCCAGGTCGTCGGTCGCCACGCCACCATGTCCGCGCTCGCGATGTTGTATGTCCCCGCTGGCATGGCGAAC